GAAAGGCCAGTCTCTCTTGCCGGCTGTTCTCCTTGCCCTTCAATCTCCGCTACAAAATGGGGTTGCGTAGGTGAGAGATACTTCGGCCTTGGAACCTTGCCCGAAAGGGCAGTTTCTCTCGCCGGCTGTTCTCCCCATTCTCATAAAGTCGTTAAGACCGGGTGTCGTAGGCGACGGATACTTCGACTTATAATCGAGAGGTCGCGGGTTCGATTCCCGTCTGAGTCTTCGGGCTCGGTAGCTCAGTGGCAGAGCGCTTCCGTACCGTCACCGGCTGTTACCCCGGCTTTTTTTATTTCAACAGAGGGAGGGCTTCCACAATGACACCTTTCAACAAATCCACTCAAGGCTCCGAGAAGACCGTCAATTTTGAGGGCGACCTGGCTTTCAATATGGGGCCCCGAGAGGCGCTCTACGCGCTGGCTTGCACATCGAGCCTCCGGCCGAAATTCTATGTACCGGAAGTGGCGAACGAACTAAAGCGGCTGCGGGCACTGATTAAGCGAGTGCCGGCCGAGTTCGTCGCCAAGCTGGCCGTCTATGTTAGGGAGAAGATGTATCTGCGGACAATGCCGCTGGTACTGGCCGTGGAGCTCTGCAGGGTCCACAAGGGCGACGATCTAGTGCGACGGACCGTCCGGCGGGTCATCAAACGGGCCGACGAACTGGCCGAGATTCTGGCCTACTTTGCGGCGGCCGAGGATCGGATCAGCAGGGATCCGCGGTCGAAGATTTTGAACCGGCTGCCGAAGCAGCTCCGCCTCGGGCTGGCCGACGCCTTTAATACCTTCGACGCATATCAGCTTGCCAAATACGATCGGGAAACGGCGATCAGACTGCGGGACGTCATGTTCCTTGTCCATCCGAAACCGAAGGATGCGAGCCAGGCCGAGATATTCAAGCGCCTGGCCGAGCAGAGGCTTGAGACGCCCTACACCTGGGAGACCGAATTGTCGGCGAAGGGGAATAAAAAGGAGACCTGGGAGGGGCTGATCGATTCGGGCAAGGTCGGCTATATGGCCCTGCTGCGAAACTTGCGGAACATTCTCAGAGCTGGCGTCTCCAAGAATCACCTCAAGGCGGTCTGCGACAAGATCAGCAATTCGGTCGAGGTCGCCAAATCTCGTCAACTTCCCTTTCGGTATTTTTCCGCCTATGTTGAGATCTCCGGCAGCGATCAAGCTGTCTTCGAGAAAGCGGCCGTTTTATTGGCTCTTGAGGCGGCGACTCTTGCCTCGATCGTCAACGTGGCGATCAGCGAGGAGCGGGTCGTGGTGGCCTGCGATTTTTCGGGTTCCATGCAGCACAACGTTTCCGAAAAGTCGGTCATCCAAAACCTGGATATCGGGATCGTCCTTGGGGCTCTCCTGAAAAGCAATCGGAAGACGGCGGTGGTCGGTATCTTCGGAGATGAATGGAAGGTGATCGATTTTCCGCCCGGCAATATTCTCGGTAATTGCCTCGCTATGCGGAGACGGATTGGGGAAGTGGGTTATTCGACTAACGGCCACCTGGCTGTCGAATGGGCCATCGCGAACAAGATCGAAGCCGATCGTTTTTGCATTTTTACAGATTGCCAACTTTGGGATTCGACCTGGGATTTGCCTGTCCGCGGATTAAGAATTTCCGGCTATGGAGCGATGAATGATGCTTGGAACAAATACCAGGCTCTTTATCCCAAGGCCCGGCTGACGCTGTTCGACTTGACCGGCTACGGGACAACGCCGATTTCACTGAGAAGGCGAGACGTGACGCTGATCGCCGGCTGGTCCGATAAGGTTTTCGATGCCCTGGCCGCGATCGAGCGAGGCGAGGAGGCTGTATCGGAAGTCGAAAAGATGGAGATATAGAGATGGGCGACACGGGCGATATCTGGCGGGCCTTTAAGGAACAGGAACGGATAAGAAAGGCTCAATTGGGGATCGATTGCCCCGGCTGCCCGAAAGTCCAGCCCAAGCGTATTCCCTCACGCCTCCTGCCCGGCCAGGTTTGTCGAGTATGTGGTTATCGAGTCCCGCGGATGAAGTTGACGACACAATGAAGTGGCGGCATTTTAAACGTGGAGCCTATCGAGAAGCCCTCGCTCATATCTATGCCGGCGGTATTGCCATCCATGATACGGGCATGAAACGGAACGGAAAAGAGACGGCTCACCTTCTCGCCGACGGAACTCTGCTATTCAAGGCGGCTGCGGATTTGGGGCTATCTGAAAAATATTTACAGATGACGCCTCGGCCGCACTTCGATCTGTTCGGATGGCCGCTGACACACGCGTTGGCTAGGTGCGAGTTGATGTCCGAATAGGCATCTATGCTAAGATTGAAGGGTCTTTTTTTTGCCCCTACAGCCCCTGAGAACCCGCTCTTGACCCCTCTCCACAGGCCCCGCCATTAAATGCACCAGGCGCGTTTGTAGGCCCATCCTGAGGGTCCTCGTTGGTTATCAGAGAGGGAAAGGACCGCGCAAGGGTAGGATTAGGCCATAAATGAGCCCGATGGACCGCCTCCTCTATCATCCTGATTGGGAGCGGATTTCGCTCCACGTCCGGGAGCGGGCCGGCTGGCGCTGCGAATTGTGCCGGACTAAACAGAATATGCTTACGCGGAGTGGCGGGCCGGTTGTACTGACCGTTCATCATATCAACGGCGATCTCTCAGACAATCGGCGGGTGAATCTCATCGCCCTTTGTCAGAGGTGCCATCTCCGGCTCAACCTGCCATTTAAGACGAGAAAAAGAAAGCGATGATCTCCACGGCCGAAGATATTAAAAAGGCATTCCGAGGACACTATCTAGGGCGCATCCAAGATGTTGGCCTTTTCGAATTCGGGATTGAGCACTATGTGCACCTCCGAGAATGGATTGATCACAACTATTCGGATAGTTATCATAAATGTATTTTCGACGCCTTTATGATCCGAAATTTCGGGAACGTATTCCGAGGATTTGAATTCAAAATCAGTCTGTCGGATTTTCTTCGAGACAAGTTGGCGGGAAAGTGGAAAAAATATCTCAAATATTGCCATTTTTTTTATTGGGTCTGCCCCGAAGGGTTGATCAAGGTGGCGGAAGTAGAATCTCCGGCCGGGCTCATTTGGATCACTCAGGAAGGTTATTTGAGTATTAGAAAAAGGCCGAAGCGGCGAGATGTGGATCCAAAAATAATTCCCGCCATTCTTTTCAGTTTTGCCGCCCGCGTCAAGATACGGCGCGAGGATTTCTTTTAAGGAGGAAAATGATGGGCATTGAGCAAGTACTTATCAGCGAAGGATATCTTAATTGTGCCGTCCACTTTTCTTTGACGAAGGATATCAGCGACCCCGCCACTCCAATCGAACTTATGCTTCAAGTCTGGACACCGCCGCATGGATATGAAAAGGTCACGCTCCTTGTTTTAGAGAAAGGAAAAATCATTTTCGGGGAGAAGGTCAAAGAGAGGGTGGTCGCAGCGTTAGAGAAATACAATCGGGCTAAATTATCGGGCCGAGACTAAGGAGAATTAAAAAATGGGCGATTTATCCAAAGATTTTTCGAGATCGGAATTCGCCTGCAAATGTGGTTGTGGATTCGATGCCGTGAAACCGTACCTGGTAGAGCAGCTTCAAAAAATGCGGGATCAGCTTGGGTTCGAAATCATCGTTGAATCCGGCTGCCGCTGCTCTCGTCACAACGCCGAAGTGAACGGCGCCGTCGACTCCTCCCACCTGACCGGAGAGGCGGCCGACCTGAAACCGGCGGGCGGGAAACCGTGGGGCTCCGAAGTCCGATTCCGATTCATGGAAGCTGCGCTAGCAGCCCGCTTTAAGCGCGTTGGGATCGGAGAGACAATCTTTCATGTTGATATATCCACGATCTTGCCGTGGCCGAGACTGTGGCTCTACGAGAAATAGGCGATGATCGAGGCTTATTTTTTTGAGGACGGCAAGACGCTTTATGTCTCAAAATTTTTCACCTATTCCGTCCCGGCCTTGGATCCGCCTGGCTGGGAGCCGATGCTGAGTCCGGTACAATATAAGCCGTTCAAAAAGAGGAATCTCAGCTATTTTGCGAAACTAATCCGGGATGATCAGACGGTAGGAAGGAGTCTGGTGATTCACTCCGTTCATCGATGGGGCGATGATCCCCGGGATCCGTTCCGCTCTAAGCGCGAGCGCGTGACGAGGATCGGGATCGGCGACGAGAATCTTGAAACGGTGCGGCTGATTCTTTCTCAGGCGATGACGATCGCTTTCCACCGGCCGGATTTCGTCTGCTTCGGCCGGCTTCCCTCCTTGACAACCCGGCCCCTTCTAGCCTAATCTTTTGGGCAGGTGACGGATGGACTACAAGCGAGCATTTACCTGGCTCTGCGTTGCCGCAGTCGCCCTCCTTCTTTTCCTCGGCGCTCTGATCGGAACGATTGCCTCCGCGCGATCGATGGCTAGGGCGCTGCTAGCCGCCGAACAAAAACATTCCGCTGAACTCGAAGCGCAGATCTCTGTTCTGCGGGTCGATATCGCGGCGGCCCGGGCGGAAGCCAAGCAATCCTCGATCCTGGCGGCGGCCGCTCTCGAGCGGGCGAATGAGGAGGCGGAGGCGCGGCGCCGGGCGGCCGCGGCCGCTGCCGATGCGGAGGCGAAGCTCAAGGATGCCCCGCCCGAGACGCTCGTCGCCGAAACGCGAAGGATCCTCGGGACGGCCGAGGTATGGTATAAGCCGGAAGCCGGCACGATCGAACTTTCACTGGCCGCCTTCCGCACCGCTGCCGTCAGGCTCCACGACTGGGCGGACTTCACGCTGGTCCGCGAACCCGCCTACGCCCGCGAGATCTCCGGTCTGCGGTCGAGCCTGGCCGCCAAGGCTTCCGAAATCTCCTCGCTCAATGTTGGGATCGCCGGCCTCGAGGCGACGATCAAACTCAAGGACGAGCAGTATGCGGGGCTTCGGAATACGCTCGAGGAAATTACCCGTCTAGCCTTCGTCCCCTGGTGGGAGCGGGCATCCATCCGCTTTGCGTGGGGCATCGGCGGTTGTGTGATAGGAACGTTGGTAGAGAGAGCGCGAGGGCGGAAAAATTAACAGAAAAGGGGACACAACAGAATGGCGCTTGAAACCGTGAATATCAGCAAGGAGCTTCTCGGCCTGATCGGAGCCGGGGTGGCGATGGCGATTTTGGGCCAGGTTTTTATGTTCGTCAAAGTGATCCTAAGATGGGCCGGCGATATGAAAAAGAAAAACGAGCAAAAACGGATCGATGACGAACGGCAGGTTGCCGGCAATCCCGGGCCGCTGGTATCCGCCGCCCCCCTACTGACTAACGGGCAGTTGAAGTTTGCCATCAGCGAGGGTTTGAAGCCAATGCAAGAAAGCGTGAACGCTTTAAACGTGACGGTCCAAGTGTTGACGTCACAATTTGGGGGATTCAAAGAGGCCTGCTCTGAGAGGCGCAAGGAAATATGGGGCGCGATCGACGTGAAGCAAAGAAGGGGGAAGGAATGAAGGGCAAGGCCAGGACGCCCGATCTTTATCTATCCATCGTCGAGCATTTCGACGCCGCTCACTTTCTGCCTCGTTACCGGGGCCCCTGTCGCCGAATGCACGGGCACACCTGGCAGGTAAAGGTGACGGTGACGCCGGAGCCGGATTTGATAATCAAGGACGGGATGCTCATCGATTTCAAGGATTTAAAAAAGATCGTCCGCACTGCCCTTCCCGATCACCGTCTCATCAACACCTTCCGGCCTTTTTTCAAGGCCAACCCGCCGACGGCCGAGAACGTGGCGCTCTATCTGGCCGAAACGCTGAGGCGAAAATTACACGTCAAAAAACTCCTCCTGTCGGAGATCGAGGTATGGGAGTCGGAGAAAGCGAGCGCGAAGCTCGTTTGCCCGATCCTGTTCTATGAAAACTCTTAACATTAACGAGTGCTTTTACAGCTTGCAGGGGGAGGGCGCCCGGGCGGGGATGCCGGCTGTTTTTCTCCGCCTGGCCGGGTGTAATCTGCGCTGTGAATTCTGCGACACCAAATACGCTTACGACCAAGGCCAGGAATTGACAACCGAAAAGGCTGTCTGTTTGATTCATTCCAAAGCTCAAGCCGTTAATCCGCCCGTATGCAGAAACGTCATCATAACCGGCGGCGAACCGGCGATACAAATGGATGGGCTGATGGACCTGGTGAGAAGATTGCGCGGGTGGAAACCGGCCTGGAACATAGGCATTGAGACAAATGGCACTATCGACATAAGCGGTCTCGGTCTGGACTGGATCACCGTCAGCCCTAAGCCGCCCGCCCCGCTCATCCAACGCACGGGCCATGAGTTAAAAGTCCTCTTTTTCCCGGAGCTCGAACGAAGAATCGGGATCGAAATTATTCGAAGTACGACCGAGTTTCTTTATCATTTCATCCAACCCGTCAGCATGAAGAACGTCGAGGCGGTGGTGCTGTATATAAAAAAGCATCCGCATTGGAGGCTGAGTCTACAGTGGCAGAAACTAATCGGTATCAAATAACCTGGGAGGAAATCTATGAGCGCCTCGAGCGCCTGCCCCCGGGCCGCCCGTGGGGAGTGCCGAGGGGCGGAGCGGTGCTGGCCGTCGCTGCCTTATTTGAAGCACATCGAATATGCCTATAAAAACAAGATCCGCGTCCACGGCTTCGCCATGAATTCCCAAATGGTCCACGAGACGCTGCCCTTTTTCTCGATCGACAGTTCAAGCTGGATGGCAGTCACGCGGTTTGGCAAGGCGAGCACGTTCAATGAAAAAACGGGCCGAGTTGAATACGTCGCCGTCACCCGCAAGATGCTTGCCCAGCCATATCTAAAATCCCGCATGGCCGCCAAGCTTTTTCCGCGCCGCCTGCGGTACGATCAGCCCGGAATCCGAGAGTCCGGCGCTTGGGCTCTTTTTAAGGCGGAGGCGGCCTAGAACGCGTTGGCGCGGCATCTGACGGCGATGTGGGCGGCCAAAGGAGTGACATGGGAATAAGACACGTTATTCTTCCGATTGAGAGGATCGCCTCCCGCTACAGCCTCCAGTGGTGGCGATGGCTGGCGAGGAGCGCCTACCACCTTGAAGCCAAGGTCGAGTTCGTCGGCAGTTACGTCTCGCAGAAGATCAAGGAGGGAGAATTCCTTGACGTCTACGGCACCAACCTCTATAAGGCCCATCAACTTGCCCGCCTCCTTCGCCTGCTCCGTTCCGATCACACTTCCGATTTCAACATATTGATTTGCGACGGCTGGTATCCGGGCCTCGAGAGCCTGGCCTATGTACGGGACGCGGGCCGCAGGAGGGTCAGGCTGACTGCAATACTCCATGCCGGTACTTATGACCCGTGGGACTTTCTGACCCAACGAGGCCTAACCTCGTGGGCAGAGCATATCGAGAGAGGGTGGTTCCACCTGTTGGACAGGGTTTTCGTTGCCACCAGGTTCCATCAAAACTTGCTTATTTCGGCCCGCCAGGTTGACCCGGCCAAGATCAGCGTCGTCCGCTTTCCCGTCCACTACAATCCCCGCCACCACGGGAACCCTCACCGTGAACCGATCGTCGTATTTCCGCACCGCCTGGCCCCCGAGAAAGATCCCGAAGCGTTCACCCGCCTTCACGAATGCTATATAACCCGCTACGGAGCGACGCCCGACGGACTCCACTTCGTCACGACGGCGGCCGGAGGCGGCTGCCGGAATAAGAGCCAATACTATGCGCTCCTCTCCCGCTGCCGCGTGGCCGTCTCTACGGCGCTGCAGGAGACGTTCGGAATAGCGATGCAGGAGGCCGTCAACGCCGGCTGTATGCCGGTCGCTCCGAATCGACTTTCCTATCCCGAAACACTTCGCGGTCATCGCCTTTACGAGAGCGAGGACGAGGCGGTGGATTTGATTCGGGAGGGGCTTTTGGATTATAAATGTCCTCGAGTGCTGTATCCCGGGGACATGGACGATATTCTCAGGAGGTTTTTATGTCAATAACCCGCTGGGTCAAAGCCTACTGCACTTTCGCCGGGATCCATTTTTGGCCGGGCGCCCCGAAGGGCCATTTCCTCGGCCACCCCCACCGGCATCTATTTCACGTCCGGGCCTTTGCCGTTGTCGGCGGCCCAGACCGCGAGATCGAGTTTATCGCGCTCAAGGAAAAAATTGAACGCTATTGCATCCGTTATTTCCGCGGCCCCCACACGCTAAGTTGCGAGATGATGGCCGAGCAGTTATTGCGGCACTTCCGCCTGGCCCAATGCCAGGTGGACGAGGACGGGGAGAACGGGGCGGTCGTGATGGAGGAGGGATGGTGGAAGGAAAAAAAAGAATGAAACCGACAAATTTTAAAGGTTCGAACACGGTACCGAGATAGGGGAGAAAATAATATGAGCGAGGAAAAGCTGCCCGCCGCCATCAAGCCCTACGACATCAAGGCCATGCGGGAGATTGAGACGAACCGCCTGGTAAAGGCCGAATGGAACTATAAGGACGATGACGAATTTAAATCGGCCCGCCTCCAAGAGAACCTGAAACGGAACGGGCAGATTGTCAACCTCATCGTCCGCCGCCTCACAACCGGTTACTACGAGGTGTTGGACGGCAATCACCGGCTGGACGCCATCCTCAAACTCGCCTGGCCCTCCGTGATCTGCTACGATCTGGGCGAGATCTCCGACGCCAAGGCTAAGCGCATCGCCGTGGAGATCAACGAGACGCGCTTCACGACCAATTATCCGAAATTGGCGCAGACCATTAAGGACCTCAAAGAAGAGTTTTCCGACGACGATCTCCTCGCCACGCTCCCGTTCACCGAGCGCGAGTTCCAGGCACTTGAGGATATGACCGTGGAGTTCGACTGGGAAAAGGCGGGGGCGGAGGCAGGCGCCAAGCAGAAGACCCTCGAGGACGAGATGGGCGGGGACAGGATCAAAATGGAATTCATGCTGACAATCGACCAGGCGGGCGTCGTCAACGAGGCCGTTGCCCGCATCGTACTCGGCCTTAAACTCGAGGGATCGTACAGGAACAGCCGGGCTTTGGAGCTCATCGCCGCCGATTCCATGAATACCCCGCTGGAGAGTTTGACGTAGGACCGAGATGGGAAAATATAAGCAAGACTCTAAGTTGCTCGACATTATCGAAAGCCTGAAGAATAAACGAATTTCGGGCGCCGACCTCACGACCCGCTTGAAGCGGAAAATCGTGCAGTTCTTTATGACCGAGCACTCGGAACTCACTAACCGTTTTGTCGCCTCGCTCCTCGCCTGTTCGGAATCCCTGGTTTGTAAAATCAAACATCAACTCGTGCGCGATATGTCGTGGGAAATGGATCGGATGGACATAAAGGAAATCGCCACGGCGCACAAGATCAAAAAGACGGAACTCCAACAGCGGGCCATGCGAGCCGGAGATTACGCCCTGGCCTGGAAAATTGAGATGGACTATCTCGACAGCCTCCGACGCCTCGGGTTTATCTTTGAGGCGCCCAAGAGACTGTTGATATCCGACGATCCGCTCGCCCTCCGGAGCGAACTCGAGAGGTTCTTTGATGAATTCGACGTTAGAAACCCGGCGGAATTCGCCCGCCTCCTCCACGCAGCCGCCGCCACGAACGGCGGCGCCAGGAGACTTATCGGCCTCCCCGCCGCCATTCCAGCTGTTGTTGTTGGAAGCGCCGACGGTGGAGCTGATGGTGAGACAAGCGGGCTTAAAGATCCTATTCCGCCGGGGGATAAAGACTGAGGCCGACGTCCGCGATGCCGTCGATTGGCTCAAGGAGCCGAAGGTCGGTACTCACGTCAATTGCCGCGAGACGGAGCCCTCTCATTGTTCTCCATTCCGCTTCCTCTCCGATATCACCTTGGCTGCGGGCAAGGAATGGATTGCTTGGGCCAACCGCGCCGGCTCCAAGTCGTACCTGGCCGCGTTGTCGGTGTGGCTGAGATCAAGTACGGTGCCCCGCCTCGAGACGACAATTCTCGGAGGATCGCTCGAACAGTCGCAGAAGGCGTACAAGGCGATCGATTCCTTTTGGGCCGTCTCCGGCATGGGCGAGGAACTGCTCGAGAAACCGCCGTTGCGGAGATCGACCGTCTGGAAATCGGGCAGCCAGGTGGCCGTCCTCACGGCCTCCTCGCGCTCCGTCCGCGGCCCTCATCCGCAGGTATTGATCATGGACGAGATCGACGAGATGCCCCAGGAAATCTATGACGCCGCCCTCTCCCAACCCACCTCCAAGTACGGAGCCGCATCAATGCTCGGCCGCCTCTCGACAAATCATCATCTGGGAGGAGTCATGGACCAGGCGCTCGATCGAGCCCGGGCAGCCGGGATGCCGCTTTACAAATGGTGCGTCTGGGAGTGTCTGGCGCCGTGTCTGGACTATCGCTGTTCGACCTGCGAGTTGGCGCCCTACTGCCCGGGGGAACACATGAAGAAGGCCGACGGTTACTACGCCGTCGAAGATCTCCTCGCCAAACTGCGGACGATGAGCTATCTGACGCTCGAAGTGGAATGGTTCTGCCGTAAAGTCGGCTCCTCGGATTTGGTGTATGGTCACCAATTCGGTCTCGATAAACATTCCGGCCCCTGGCTCCCCTCCTTCTCTGATGGCCTCCCGGCACACCTTTCAATCGACTGGGGGGGCGAGGTGTTCTCGGTCGGCTGCTGGCAGCAATTTGATTTCGGCTGGGTCCGCGTCGATGAGGTCTATATGCGGAATACCACCAACACCCGACTCATGGAGGAGTGTAAGACGCGGCCCTGGTGGGCGAATGTCGAGGATGCCGTGGCCGACCCGTCACGCGACGACCTGATCAGGGAATGGAGGGCGGAGCACGTCCGGTTCCTCGCTGCCGATAACCGCATCGACGTAGGGGTGGGAAAAACGCGGGACGCGCTGGCGCCCGTCATCGGGCCACCCCGTTTTTATGTCAACCGCCGTTGCCGCGATTGGCTCCGTGAGGTACAATCCTACAAGGAGAAAAACGGGAAGCCGGTGAAGAAGAATGATCACACTCAAGATGAAACTCGATATTTCATTATGGCTCATATTGCTGGCCGGGGCCGGGGCCGGATCATCCTGCCTACGGCGCTGAGGAAGCGCGAGGAGGAATCACCGAAACCGTCCGCGCCCATGCCGGTCGTTGCCGGCGCCGAGAAAAAAGAGATTGGAGGAAACGATGGAAAAGAAAGCGCCGTCCCGAGAAGCCGAGGGCGGATCTTCGTTCCCTGAAACTAAAAAAGGCCGGATCTTCGTCTACAAGACGAAGGGGGGGTTGGTGCCGGTGTCGAAGGTTGACCGGTTCTCTCTCCGCAAAAAGACTGAGGACAAGGGCGTGGCCCGGGCCGAGACCCAACAGCTTCTCGATGAGCAACGGTACTATGCGGACAAAGACCTGGTGAACCTGCCCTACGAGCCGCTGGCGATTATCCGGCTGATGGAAAACGTATCGTGGTTCGATGCCTGCGTCCGTCAAATCGCCACCGACGTGATCGGTTCCGAGTACACCATCGTGCCCGACCCGCTGGCGGAGACGAAGGGCACGGAGGAGGATCGGAAACGGCTGATGGCTTTTTTCGAAGATCCCAACAAAGAGGAGCAGACGATTTCCGACGTGCTGACCAACATGGTCATCGACTCCGGCCTGGTGGGATCGATGGCGATGGAGGTGAGCCGGGACGAGAGCGGCATTATCGACGGCCTCTACCACCTGCCGGCCCACACGCTGCGGATCCACAAGGGACGGCAAAAATATTGCCAGCGCCGCGGCACCGAATACCGATGGTTCAAGCTATTCGGGGAGTCGAAGGGGGGGGCACTCGTTCCAAGTCAGGAGGCGGAGGACATCTCCAGCGCCGACGGTCTCCCGACCAATGATCCTAAACTCCGCGCCCACGAGGTCATTGTCTGGAAAAACTACTGGCCGAATAACTTTTGGTATGGAATGCCGCCGGCCCTTTCCGCCGTGGGTTCCATGCTGTCGCTCGTTGGGATCCGCGACTACAACCTGGCCTTCTTCGAAAACTACGGAGTGCCGGCTGCCATCGTCACGCTCACGGGCGATTGGGATGCGGACGATGTGGACGCCTTCTCGAAGTTCATCAACACGGAGATCAAGCGGGCCGAGAACGCCCACAAGACGATCGTCATGAACCCGGTCGGCACGGGCGAGGTCGATTGGACGCCCCTCACGTCGGAGGCGAAGGAGAAGGAGGGCCATTTCAAGATTTTAATTAAAATGCTGCGGGATGAGATCCTGGCTGTCTTCCGCATGAGCCCCTACCGACTGGGGATTGCGGAGACCGGCAATCTGGGCGGATCGACGGCAGAGGAGGCGACGCCCGTCTACATCTCCTCCGTCGTCAATCCCATCAAGCGGATCGTGCAAACCGTGATGACACAAAAGGTGATCAGACGAGGATTCGGAATCGTGGGCTGGGCGTTTCGGCTACCGACACTCGACATCCGCGACATGAATCGCCTGGTGGAGCGCGCAGAAAGACTTTTTGGAATGAGCGTGCTCCATCGGGATGCGATCCGCGAGCAGATCGGCAAGGAACCGCTCGGCAAAGCGGCAGGCGGTGAGGACTATTACCTAGCCTCCACCTATGCGCCCCTCGGCGCGGAGGGGGTGGCCGCAGGAGTGGCCGCCCAAGATCAGGCTATTGCCAAACTCAAGCGCGACGTGGATGCCGCGCTGAGAAAAAAATAACGATGGAAGGGAGGGCATAAAAATGCCGATGATTTTACTTCTCCGTGGGGCACAAAAGCTCGTTAACGAGACGGATCTCAAGGCGGCTATCCGGCGGTCGGACGTCAAGGAGTTTGCCCGGTTCATCTCTCATACCGGCCAAGTCGAATACATCCGGGTGAGCGAGATTATGGGGGCCGTCGTCGCCAACGACGAGGACGTGGAACGCTTTAAGGACCGACTCCGGCACCAAGAGGAAGCGAAAGACCCGGGGGCGGCGGGGATGGGCAGCCGTCTGGTGAAGCCCGGTTTCGCGATTCCGAAAAGCGGTAGAAATTAACCGAAGGAGAGCGGATGATCTGGACTGAGGCGCTGGTGGAGGTGAGCGAGTCGCTTGCCTTTTATCTGAAAAAAGCTCGTGCACCTCGCGCCTATCGGGAACACCTGCGGTTGGCGGCTCTGGCGGAGCGGCCCCTCAAGGTGGCCATCGATCGATGGTTCCGAATGTTGGCCGCTGCGGTGCGTGAGGAGTTGCCCGCGGAGCGGCCCGCCGGGACGGCCAGCGAGATAGCCGAGAAGATCGTCGACTGGAAGGCTTTCGAACGGGTGAGCCGTCCCGTGTTGGAGCCGGCGCTGCTCGAGGGGCTGGTCGCGGTGGGCCGGCGGGTCTATGAGCGCCATCACCGGCGCCGCGAAAAACGAACCTTCGATCTGTTGAAGCAGACGTTTGATCCGATCTCTCAGAGAGCCACCGCCTATGCCCGCGGCCGCGGCTCGACACTCATCACGCTGATCACCGAGGAATCCAAAGACGCCATCCGCGAGATCGTCGGCGGCGGGCTCCGGGCGGGGGACTCTTGGCAGACGATGGCCCGCCAGGTCCGTACTCACATCGGCCTCAACCGGCCGCAGATCGGCAGTTATAACCGGACGATTGACGATTGGATTTCGCAGGGTCTGGATCCCGACGAGATCAGCGTCAGGGCCGAAGGACTATTCAATCGTCTATTGAGGGAGCGGGCGGAACTGATCGTCCGCACGGAAGGAAACCGAGCGGCCCGGGCCGGAATCGCCGAGGGGTATGGGCAGATGGGCCTGGAATTTGTCGAATGGATTACCGACCCGGAAGCCTGCGATATCTGCGTCGCGATCGCCGCTGCCGACGGCGGTCATGGGCCCGGCGTGTACACCATCGAGGAATCCGAGGCGGTGGGTGACACTCACCCAAACTGCGAGTGCACGTGGGTGGCCGCCGAGCCAGTCGCGGCGCCGGCGGCGGGGGGAACGGAAGGCGGGGCCGGTGAATGAAAGCCGGTGGTCGGAAGGCCTCGCTCCGGATGGCCGCTGAGCAGTGTGACCGATGCGGGGGAGCGATGTTCATCATGGCTGCCTGCTGCGGGCTCGAGAAGCGTGGCTGGCAGACGGCGAGGAAGTGTTTGAGGTGTGGTCACAAAGAGGGCCACGATCGAATCCCTGACAAGGGGGGAGTAAAATGAGAATTGAAAACATCACGACAGCCGGACTCCGGGCGCTCTCGACCGAGGAGCTTTGGAGTTTGAGATCTCGCTGCATTAACGTCCACGTCCAGGCTTGCGGCGACGGCAAGGGGGAGGGCTTGGAGGTCATTGCCGGCATAGAAAAGGCCCGCTTCATGTCGGCCTATGCGGGCGTTGTTTATGAGCTTCAGCGCCGGGGGCTGCCGCCGAAAACAAAAACGACGCTCGACGACCAGATCGCCGTTCACCTGCTCCGCCGGGCGGTCTGGAAGATCGACATGGCGACCCTACCGGAGATCCTCGTCTCGCCTGGTCACGTGGCGATCGGAGGCGCTTTTGTCTCCGATCCGAAGGACGCTCAAGATATCGAAGTTTTTGTCAAGCACCCGAAACCGGAAAACAGAACGGCCCTTGAAATAACAATCGAACGCGTGATCCGCGCCGAGGTGCCCGACAAAGCCACTCGTTTCGTTTATGATCCGGCCGGCCCGCCGGAGGGTTCCGTGGTGCCGCTCTACGACCTGATATTGCAGCCGAGGGCCGAGGCAAGGGTGGAAAAGGTTGAGAAACAGGTTGAGCAGCCCACCGGGACCCGCCAGACCAATGCCGTAAGGGGCGATGGGGAGGGGGAGGCGGGGGAGGAGTCCCGCCTGGCCTGTAAGGTTTTCGACTTCCGATCGTTGGACGACGGGCGACGCGCATACCGCTGCTCATTCACCGGCCTCGAGGATCCCGTGGAGGCGGAGCCTACCGCCCTCGAGATCCCCATCGGTTCGCTGATCGAGGTGAAGGCCGCGGCGCTGGGACTGGATAAGGCGGGGCGCTCGACGCTGGCCGGGATCTCCGTCGTGGGCATCGCCGCTGCCGATCGTGTTCCCTCTGATCTGGCCGCGCTGGCGAAAGCGGAGGCAGAGGATCTCAAAGAAGGCGATTCCGGTGCGGGCATCCTGCAGCTCCACCTCTTGGGATTGTCGGAAGAGGAGGCGGAGGCCGTGCGCGGGGCTGGGGACCGCCTGGTCGTGGCCCGGCTGAAAACCGATCGCCTCGAGGCATTGCTCGGCGAACTCATCAAGAAACCCGGCGCCGTCCAGCTTGACTGCCAATTGGCGAAAGGGGCATCCGGATCTCAGTTTGAGTTTTTTGTCGGCGATACGCTCAGCCTGGAAAAATTAGATTCCTTCCTGGCGGGCAAGCGTAAACTGCGAGCCGTATGGAAAGCCGGGGGCGGCGCGATGGACGTCGGCGCCCGGGGCCCGGTCCTGTTTGAGCCGGGGATAACCGCGATGGCTAACCCCGGATGGGGGGCTGTGCTCCGGCTTGACGCCTTCGACTGGACTGCCTACCAAGCGGGGCCCCACGTGAAGAAACTCCACGTGAGCGGCAGCCGGATGATGGATGGTAACTGGACGCTCGAGGCTAAGCCCGCCGGCGCCGGCAGAGTGTGGCTGGGCAGCCGGTTGACCGACGATGATCACGAGAAGGTTGAGAAGAGGCTTTCGCCGGTCGATCAGGCGGACCTGGAGCGGGAGGATGAGGCCATCGCCGAGAACAAAAAGAAACCCGAGGCTTCCAAGCCCCATCAGTTCAAAGCGGCCGACTGGACGGCCGGGAACGGTCATCCCCGATGCTTGACTTGTGGCGACGAGGAGTCGACCGGGAAGGTCTGCAATATGCCGGACTCTTGGTATGCCAAACACGACTGGGACGACGAGGCCGCCTGGCTCGAGGAGCGAAAAAAGCTGCGGGCCGAGGGCGTCATCAAGGCATTCCACGTTGAGAAGCCCTATCCTAACGAACACGCCTGCCGGCTGATCGACCCGGGCCAAGTCACGGTAGTCGGTTCCGGGGAGCGAGATCACGAGGGGAAAAAGTACCGTGTTCTCTATGCCCGAAGGGACGGGAAAACGGTTGTGCAGGCCCATCGCTATCCGAAGGATGCTTGGACGGCGGACGCGGCCCGGGCACACTGCAAAGGATACGGCGGGACGTTCGAGCCGGCTGCGGGCGAGACTAAGGCCGATTCTCGCCCGGAAATTAAATTCAAAATCCTCAAGGCGGATCGAAAAAGGCAATTTGTGGGAGGCATTGTTTATGAGCCAGACGTGGCCGACTCCCAGGGGGACTGGACGTCATCGCCGGAGATCGAGGACATGAAATTCCGATTCATGGAACGCTACGCCATCGATCCTCGCCGGTTCAAAATCATGCACGACGGCCGGCTCCGCACCTATCCCGTCATTGAGAGTTTTCAGCCCGAGCAAGACACTAAAAAAGGCAGCGATGTGATCAAGGCTGGGGCCTGGTGGATCGGGATCAAGGTGACTGATGACGATGTGTGGAAGGCGATTGAGGACGGCACCTTGACGGGCTTCTCTTTTGGTGGGACAGCGAGGAAGGGTTGACCGTGAAAAGCGTTGAACGAGTAGGTAAAAGAGGCGGCCGTTATCGTCAAAAGCGGTTACCGCTTTTCTTAAAGCGGTTACCGACTCTCTGTCTCTGTATAAGTATCTGTATCTGTATCTGTATATTTTAGCTTTAAATTAAAGCCGGATCGATGTTTTTATGAAGCGCGAAGGCGAGTGCCGAAGGTGTGGCCGTTGCTGCCAGGACGGCTATGATTTTATCTATTCCATCAGCCGCGACTCCCGAGGGAAACTCGATTATAAAACATTGAAATTTAAACAGGCCGAGCTCGCCGATTCTTCGGCGCGAAAGTCCTGCATGAAATTGACGTTCGATCCCGAAACGGGCCGCGCGATCTGTCTCGCCGAGGATGCGAAGCCGGAAATTTGCCGGCGTTATCCAACGACAGCGGGGGAGCGGGTGTTCTCGGATTGCGGATTTCGATTTATCGAAACGGGGGGGGCTTGACAAACGAAACGAATGCGCCTATATAGACGATGAATGACGGGGCCCCGAGCCCCGGCCACTGAGAAGTCGCCTCCAAGACTTCGCATCGCGACCGTAGGGCCGCACTCGGTGCCGTGCAATGCGGCGACCGGAGAGCGGCGCCGAGGTCGGCGGACGTCGAAGGGCGCCCAGGCGACGGCGCTCACGGAAGACGGCCGCTCGACCCCGATGTAAGAACGCGAGAAAAACGCGGACGGCGCGGGCAGGAGACGACGATGTTCACGGCATTAACCGGCGGCAAAGGTCGCCGGAAAATCAAAGACATCGACGCCGAGGAAATCTCGATCGTCGACCTCCCCGCTACCCGCAAAAAATTTTTTCTTCTCAAAAGGAGAACTCAACTCATGGAGGAATTACTCGCACTACTCAAGTCCTTCTTGGGGGAGCTGCCCGAGGAGCTGGCGAAGGCTGCCAAAGGGATTCCCGAAGAGGTGATGAAGGCGTTGAAGGCGGCCCTCGGGACAATCGAAAAATACAAAGGCGAATTGCCCGACGATCTGATGGGCGCGTTGAAAACGCTGGCGAAATACGCCTCCGGCGGTTTCCCCGGCAAGAAACCCGGCGAGGGTGACGGCTCGGGAGACGGCGAGGGTGACGGCAAGGAACCGAAGAAAAAGGCCGGACGCCGGCTTTCCAAAGCCACGGCCGAGGAGCTGTTCAAGGCGCTCGCCATTTTGAAGAGCCTGGTCGAAGAGGATAAGGACGAGGAGCTGAAGAAGAAGGTGGCCGACGGCGATCTGCCCGAGGACGTGCAGCTCCGGCTCGAGAAACTGGATGAGATCGAGGCCGCGGAAAAAGAGAAGCTGGAAAAGGCCTCCAAGGATCGCGTCGACAACCTCGAGAAAGACATCAAGGACCTCAAGGCCAAGCTCGAGGCCGCCGTGAAGAAACGGGGCGACTCCCAGCAAGCCAAGGGCACCGACGAGGGCAACGACAAGCCTGAAGTCGACAACTGGACCACGCTCAAGATCGGCTCCGACGATTAGCTCCCGCCGTCACACTGTGAAGGAGAACACAACACATGATTAAATCCATCATGGAAAAACTGAGGGTTCGCAAGGCATACGACCTGGTCTCGCTGCCCAACATCCAATTCAGCCCCGAGGAGGCGGATCGGTTCATCACCTACATTGTCGAGGCCGGCGTTCTCAAAAATTTCGCCAGGATCGAACGGATGAATCGTCCGCAGAAGGACATCCCGGCCATCGGTTTCGGCACGGGCCGATTCCTGTATCCGGCCGGGCAGTTCAACGAGAGCAAATACAAAAAGGAATTTGCCTCGACCAAAATCCGGCTCGAAACTCAACACCTGCGGGGCGCCTTTCCGATTTTCGACAGCGACCTGGAGGACCTGCCCGAGAACATGAGCGAAGCGGCCTACAAAGACGCCCTCATCAAACTCATCGCCCAAAAGATCGATCAGGAGATCGAGGCGGCTTTTTGGATCGGCGATACGGTGGGCCTCAACGGTTTTGCCGCCGACGACATCCGCAGCCTCTTTGACGGCTGGCGCTACCGGATCGTCAACTCGCAGATTGCCGGCCAGGCCTATTACAACCTGGTGGCCGGCGGCTCCCACGTGATCAACGCCTGCGAGGGCGGCCTTTCGGGATCCGATTTCGCGATTGCCGGAAAAATCGCCGAGCGGTTGGGCACGCCTCCCTACGACTGGGAGTTCAAGTACCACCAAATGCTCAAGGAAATGCCCGCCCGCTACAAAGCCGGGCTCGCGGATTTCCGTTTCTTGAACTCCGACCTGGTGACGCAGGACTATATCGGGGCCCTCGCCTCGCGCGGCACCACGCTGGGTGATGCCGTCATCACCGGCACCATCAAACCCGCTTTTGGGGCGGTACAGATCGTCGACGTGCCGCTCATGCCGACCGACCTGGGCGACCCGACCGCCACCCCCGACACGGATGGCGTTTTGGGCGCGGGCAACTACACCGACGTTCTGCTGACGCTGAAAGACAATCTCATCGTCGGTTTTCAGCGGGATATTCGCATTGAGAGCCAGCGCGAGGCGGCCGACGAGGCGACCTACTTCTTCTACTCCATCCGGGTCGCGCTCGCCATCGAGAATCCTAACGCCATCGTCCTGCTCCGGTGCCTGGAGCACGCCTGCTAGGAGAGAGGCGCAACGGTGACGGAAGCCTAACCTGATGATTGTTCAAAATCACGGCCCACGGCGGACATTCCCGACACGGATTGGCGACCTTTATTTTGTGACGGGTGAGCGGCGAGAGATCGCCGACCTGGCGGTGGTGGAGGAGATTTCCCATTATCCAATGGTGACGATCGAAGACGCTCAGCCCGCACTTCCCGCGTTGCCGTCGATCCGCGCCGGGCTGTCCGCAGAGGGGTTCCGTGGTCTGACGCTCATGCAGCTCCGGGTTGAGGCGCGGCGCCTCGCCATCACGCTTCCGACGGGGGCGCGGAAGGCTAACGTCATCGCAATCCTCGAAAAGGAGATAAACACATGAACGAAACTTTTGACACTGAACGGTTTCCTAAGGTTGGAGCGGACAGACAGCTCTATATTCGTGACATCGAGTTCGCCAACCTTCACATCAATCACGACAAGATGGATCTCCTGTGTAACTACCTGGACCTGGCTCAAGCGTTCCGGGTGGAGGAGGACTTCAGTTATCTTGACACCGGCCACTGGACCATCGTCTACACGGGAGGGAACGGCTCGGCGACCATTATCGACTGGCCCTGCGGCTTGGCTGAGTTCGTGCCCGACGTCCACGCCGGCGATGACGTCGAGGTATTCACCCCCGCCCAGGTTTTCGAACTCCATTCCGGCTATCCGGCCTACTTCGAGATCAGAGGCAAGATTTGGGGTTTTAGTGACTGTGACTTTTGGTTCGGCCTGGTGGACGCCGGGTTCTTCGCCGGCGCCTACACCAACTGCGTCATCTGGAAAAAGGACGACGGCGACACCGAACTGGATTACCTGTGCACGACCCCCGACGGCACGACCGCCGGAACGGCCGACGTCGACATCATCGGCGGGGACGAGGTCTTCGGCCGCCTCGGAATTTATTGGGACGGCAAAGGCAACGTGGCCTTCATCGGGCTGGCCGACGGGGATTGGCCGGAGGCCGTGGTGTTTGTCCACGTGGTGTCCGCCTTCATTCCCACGGACATCACTATGTACCTAGGCTTCGGTTTCCAAATCGGCGCTCTCGCCGGGGCCAATGCTCTGTACGTGGACTACGTGAAAGGCGTTCAGCGCCGGCTGCTGTATGAATACGAGGTGCCGCGCAAACCGCAGTAAACCGCTGGTACCTTCCGCGAGGGAGTCACGCTTTACTTTTGAACGATGAAGGGAGCCGGGGTGAACGGCTGAGAAAGCCAAGCAGCTCCGGCTCCTTATTTCACGCCTAGCGTCCAGCCCGTCGGGGCTGAGGGAGGGATCGATGGGTTATAACGGAAACTATATCTCCGACACCGACATCACCTGGCCTTCCGGCATATCGGCCGCCGAGAAGCAGGAGATCATCGAGACGGCCGAAGCCGTCCTCGAACACGCCCTGGCCTGGCGCCCCCGCTTCAGTCATTTCGATATTCGGATGGACGGCAACAGCAAAAACCGGATCATCCTCCCCCTGCGAGAGCGGATCATTGAGGTCTCCGACGTCTACGTCAACGCTCAAAAACTCGAACCGACCTGGTGGACCCACGATCTGTGCTCCGTCTATCTTGACGCTTGGAGCTCCAACGCCGCTCTTCCCTCCGATCCCGAGCTCGACCGCCTGTTGAGCGAGAGGGACGGCGGGATCTTCGTCCGCGGTTACAATAACATTCGCATTGTCGGCACCTGCGGAGTGAGTGCCGTGCCGGCCTGGGCCCGCCGGGCCGTCCGCATGATTGTCGACGCGATGAACGATCCCACGGCCTATACCATCTACCACACGGGCGGCGAGACGATCGGACGCTATTCCTACAACAGCCCGGCCGGGGCCTGTAAGACGGGCATTCGGGAAGTTGACGAGCTGCTGAAGCTCTTTGTCCGGAAGAAACCGATCCTCATGGCCCCATGACGATTGCCAAGCGGGCCTTCCCCTTCCAGACTAAACGACGGGAGCTCCGTGATCCTGACCAGGATCCTAATTTTGGAACGCCCGACTGGGGCAATCGTCACGTCGCCGAGGTATTGCCACAGGGCTGTTGGACCGGCCATCCGTGCGTCATCGTGGGAGGCGGGCCGAGCTTCGAGGCGTTCGACGCCTTTCGGCTCAAGGGCTGGCGCACGATCGGTGTCAACCGAGCCTTCATTCGTTTCGAACCGACGATCGTTTTTTCCATGGACACTCGCTATTTGAATTGGCTTTTGGCCGGACAATACGGCGTCTCCGAAAAACTCCATTTTTTGACCCTTCGTTCCTACCGCGTATGGCACCTCGTGAGGCCGGCCACCTTGCCGGGCGAATACTATTACGCGCAGGGCTATCGCGGGGCCATCAATGCGCTTGATTCCGTGAGTCTGCGCCTCGAGGAGGGGCTGGGGACGGGAGCTAATTCCGGCTACGGGGCGTTGAACCTGGCGGTGTTGTTGGGGGCCGCCCCGATTTATTTACTGGGCTTCGACTGTAGCCATACACCGAACGGCCGCACTCACTGGCACGCGGGTCATCCGGTGTCTCAAACTCAACGCCATCTTAACGCCTTCATTTCGCATTTCACGGCCGCCGCCCGGGAGTTCAAACGCCTGGCCCGCGGTCCGATCATCAATCTAAGCCGCGGAACCGCCCTGCGGTGCTTCGATCTGGGCGACCCCGAGGAGGTATTCCAGTGATCTCAGGCAAAGTGTGGGGCACGACAATGCCTATTTTTCAGACACCTTTCGTCAAATCCTTCGGGCTAAAAATCAAGGCCGGGGGCTTCTCCTCCGAACACCGTCATCGCTACCGCTCCAACTATTTTTTTATCGCCACGGGGCGACTGCGGGTGTTGACCTGGATGGAGAAGGGAAAGGCGCCGGACGTGATCGAGCTCAGACCATTCGAATCGACCTGCGTCCCGCCTGGCCTGTGGCATAAATTCGAAGCCCTCGAGGCATCGATCGTCGTGGAGTCCTACGTCGGGATGGAAGCGGACAACGGCGACATCGAACGCCGCACTCGCGGCGGGCTTGGAAAAGGATGATGGGCGAGGTGAGGGGCGGGAGGAGCATGGGCCGAGTTCCGACGTTTTGGACGCGACGGGAAAGCCCTCCCTCACGGCTTGTGCGCCCGCCTCTCACCACGCCTTTCCACCGTGGAGCCCGGCCATGAAGGTGGCGCTCTATAGCCGGACACCGCTGGCGGCCGCCCCGCTTGAGATCTGGAAGGCACTCGAGCGATATGGCGTCGGCATCGAAACTTCGCTCATCAACAGGACGCTCGGCTATAGAGACGGCCGACGATTCCCCGGGCATCTCCTGGCCTCTAACGCCGATGCCGCAAGGGCATTAAAAGGGGCTGACCTGTGGCACGTTCACAATTATTGGGATCGGGAACCGCTTGACGCGCTTCTCGCTCGATACGGGCGCCCCGTGGTGGCCCAATTCCATTCCGTCCCAAGGCTGGGCAACTGGGCCGAACTCCAATCGAAGGCAAAAATCAGTTACACAATTCGACAGCCTTTACAGGCCAGGGAGTACGCGCCCTTTATGACAATGCCCAACCTTGTCGATGCTGACGAGCGCCGGCCCGCCCGTCGATCGATGGAGGGCCCCGTGCGAATTGCCTTCGCTCCCTCGACCCAAGCCCCGGTCGGACATCCGGCGTCGAAAGGCCGGGCGGAGGTGTTGGCGATCTTGAAGACCGTTGCCGCCGAGCGGGCCGTGGAGGTGGTGCTGATCGAGGGCGTTCCCTACGAGGAAAACCTGAAACTCAAGCGATCGGCTCACATCCTGGTGGACGACGTGGTGACGGGCAACTGGCATCGCACCTCCCTCGAGGGCGCCTGCTTCGCCTGTGCCGTCCTCAATGCCGCCCGACAACAGGGCGCCGCCTGGCCGTGGGTCCATGCGACGCTCGCCTCGCTCCGCGCCAAGCTTCTGCAGCTTATCGACGATCGTCCGCTATTGATCAGGGTGCAGGAAATGACCCGCGCCTGGATTCTCGGTTCCGAGTTTCATGCCCTCGAGGGCGTCAAGGAATATGTCAAAGCCTATCAGGAGGTGCTAAGTGCGTGAGATCACCGTCATCATCGCTACGCGCGGGCGACTCGAAAAGTTGCGCCGGACATTGGTCTCCATCCCGCTCCAAGCAAACGGCGCGGCCGTACATGTCGCCGTCGCCTGCGACGCGGACGAAGCGACGTTCCATGAGCTCGGGAAGCAGGGACTCCGCCGCGCTGGCGAAGTCGATGAACTTGTATTAATCCCGGAGCAGCGGGGGGCCGTCTATTGCCGGAACCGCCTGGCGGAGAACGTGAGGGACGCGGTGTTGTGGGCTACCGATGACATTGTCTTCAAACCTCGATCGATCGAAGCCGCCGCCGAAAGCCTCTCCCGCCGCTTCACCGAGGAGGACGGGGTTGTGGGTTTCAATCAGGTGAATCACAAGCATTTCAACCCGACGGGCGTTGGGATTATGGGCCAGGCGTTTCTTCTTCGTTATCCCGAGAAGCACCTATTTTTTCCCGGCTACTTTCATTTCGCTTGTCAGGAGATTCACTGGTTAGCCACGAGGTTGGGAAAATTTCATTTTGAGCCGATGGCGCGGCTTGTCCACCACCATCCGTCGGAACGGGAATTTCGAGAGGAGATGGATCAGACGCACGCTGATGCCCGAATTTTCAAGAGCCGCGACATGGCACTCCTCGCCCAGCGTACCGAAGCGGGCGAGGCATGGGGGGCGGAATGAACCTGGCCGGGGCGGAGAGGGCCGAGATCAGGGGTGGAAATGCCCTGCGATATGCACCAGGTGCATCCTGCTGGGTCAATACGGGTGGGCCTTATAAGGACGCCGGAAAGGGCGATCGAGGCTGACGTGGGCAAATTCCCGCCCCGTGTCCGGTTCGTCGTTGAGACGTTCCTGGCCTACGACCGGCCCACTCAAACGCCCTCTCCCGAATGGGTTCAATTCCGGCTTCGTTGGTTTGTCGATCACACGCTCCGCTCCCTCCGGGCTCAGACCTGGCGGGAGTTTGAGATCTTCGTACAGACCGGAGAACGATATCGGGATCTCGTCAACGCTTTCGCCTGGCCGGACGATGTGAGGGTGTGCCGGCAGCGCGGCCGGGAGGCATATCAGGAGGGGCTGGGGCGTTACGATTTTCTCTCCATGACCCGTATTGATAGCGACGACCTTTTCCGGCAAGATGCCATGGATGAGGTGCGGGCGGCGGTCCTGTCTCGGCTGCCCGTCAAGGAACGCACGGTATTGGTCTTTCCGGCCCGATCGGTTTGGGATGCGATGAATGGGCTGATCATCGGCCCCCATACCCGGCCCTCGAGTCCGTTCTTCACCCATATTTTTCCCTACTCTATGGTAGCCGACTGGCCCGCGTTCCAGGCGGCTCACTTCTGTGGGCACGGTTCGGGCGGAGCCGGCGACCGTGGAGCGATGCACCTATCGCGAGATAAAGTGATGGTCGTCAAGCATGGATGGAATTGGTCGAATCTTAAACGCGGCAAAAGCTGGCCGAAGAAGGCGGCCGATCTCGAAAAGCTCCAGGCCCAATTTCCCGGCGTTGAGGTGACGTGTGACCCGGCCAGGATCGCGGCGATCCTTTCGGAGTATGGACAATGATTAGTGAGAAGACATTTTCGGTTCTGATCACCACTCGTGCGCCCGAACGGCGGACGACAATCGGGGAGGTGGTCGGGGCCTGGGCCGCGCAGACGGCCGATCAAGTATGGCTTCTCAATTGCGGCGCCCCGCTGCCGGCCATGAAGGGGGCCAGGGTTTTTAACCTCCCCGTCGATCCCGGCACTCGCACCGACTATTCGATGGCCTTATTGACGACGGGGGATTTCGTGGTACTAGCCGACGACGACGTGGTCGTGGGCCATGGCTTCCTCGAGGCCTTATTTCAAGGTTGGCAGGAGGCCGGAGCGAGGGGCCTGGTGGGAATCATAGGCCGAACGTTCCAGGGTTCTACCTATTGGGGGGAGACCACTTTTTTCCGCGCCTCGCTTCTCGATCGACCCGTGAGAGTGGGTTTTGTCGGCGTGGTGATCCTGGCGCCGCGCGAGCTGATGGCTTTTGACGCTCGGGGATGCCCGAGAAATTGCGATGACCTGTGGCTGGCGATGAAGACGTGGCCGGACGAGCCGAAACACGTGGTGCCCGTCCATCCCTACCGCAATCTGGCGGAAGCGAAGGGCAAGTCGGCCATGTACCGTGATCCCGCGCTCCGTGAGCAACGGCAGCAATTCTACGGCGATCACTATCTCAAAACCTATGCGCCAGCGGGAAGGAAATTCTAGCATGGTGGATCTGAAGGTGGCCGCGGTGATCGTTGAAACGATCGTCGGGATTATGGCCGAGGCTGAGATCCCGGTTTTTTTGACGCTTGGCACGGCCCTCGGTGCCTGGCGGCATGGCGATTTCCTGCCTCACGATCTCGACATCGACCTAGGATTCCTGGCCGAGGACGGGAAGGCGGCCCGCCTCATCCTCGCCGCCGGAGCATTCATGAGGGCGGGATTTGTGACGAAAGCGTTGACGACGGGCATGGGTTTCAAGCTCTCCCGCTCCCCGTTCCATGCCGATCTGCCTCCCTATGTATTGGAGGGGAAAGCGCGAGTAGTCTACTCGAATAATAAAACGAAAAATAAAAGGCATTACAAGTTGGTCTATCCGGCAACGCTATTCGAGCACATGGAGACGGTTAGGCTAGGAGGTCACCGCTATCTCGCGCCGATGCCCATTGAGACCTACCTACGTCGACAATACGGGCCGACCTATGCCGTGCCGGATCCGGAGTGGAAAGCGCAGTGGAGCCCGGCGCGGGTATATCTAAAGCCATGAACACGGACAAGTTGAAGGACCTGGCTCATCCCCGCGTTCTGGTGGTCGGGTGTTTTGATTTATTCCATCGCGGCCACCTGGCACTCCTCGAGCGGGCTCGCCGTTGCGGCGTCTCGCTCATTGTGGGCGTGGTGACGGATGAATTTCGCGCCAAGACGAAAGGCGCGGAACCCATCATTCCGTTTTCCGATCGGGCGATAATCCTGGCCGGCCTCCGGTGTGTCGACGCGGTAGTCGAGGTGCGAGAGCCTGACTTCCGCCCTCTGATCAAGGAATATGGGATCGATGTTTTCGTTCACTCGCCCGAACACCGCGAGATCCGCTTTCTCGAGGCAACCGACGTTATCCGCCGCCGCGGAGGTCACGTGGTGTTGTTATCGAGGACGCCCGATATTTCATCGACGATGATCAGACGGAGGATCGTCGAGACATGGAACGAAGGGAGGGTGGAATGAAAATGACCGCTGACGATTACATCCGAAAACATTGGGAGCCGCGCCGGGTCTGGACGCACCTTGAGTGGCCGAAACACCGCAACCGTTTCGCCCGCATCGCGACCATGCTCAACGGGCCTAGTAAGTCGGGCCTCTACGTGGACGTCGGCTGCTGCTTCGGCCATTCAACATACCACCTGGCTCGCCTTCAAACGGGGACGTGGCATGGTGTCGACTTTTCTCTCCGGGCCGTGGACATGGCGAAGACCTTTTTCCCGAAACTCAATTTTATCTTTTGCTCCGGTTTCGACGACTTGGCTCTCCTCGGGCCCTACGATGGTGTCGTGTGCTCGGAAGTTATCGAGCACGTTGAGGACGATGCAGGATTAGCCCAGGCGCTGGCTATCATAACGCGCGGGAAGCTCGTCGTCACGACGCCGGCGGTGCGGGTGAACGATCCGGGTCACCTCCGCGTTTATAACGAGGCATCGTTAGCCGCCCTTTTCAAAGACCTGGGGCTCCAAGTCTTGACCTCGATCCATGGGCCGTTTATTTATCTCCAAGGCTGGATGCCGCCAGCCGAGGCGGGAGAATGATGAAGCAAGCGAGGGTTCTCGATTTCATTATGGAGATCGATGAACGAGACGGATTGGGCCGGAAGCTCTTGAAAAATGGAATTTATGAACTCCGTGAAGCCCGTACCTGGCGGGCGATTTTGCGGCCAGGGGCGACGGCATTTGACATCGGCGCTCACTGGGGCTATTATTCCATCCAAGCGTCCAAGATCGTCGGCGAGGGGGGCTGTGTTGTCGCCGTGGAGCCTGAGCCGATGAATTATGGGATGCTTTGCCGGAACCTCGACCTCAACCGCTGCTCGAACGTCAAGGCAATGGAGGCGGCGGTCGATGGCCCCGATCTGTCCGATTATCCTCCCGGAGCCTTCCTCCCCAACGCTAAAAATTCCGGCGCCGGCCGCCTCCTCCCCGGCCCGGCCGTTTATCCCCTTCTCCAAACGATTGCCGTCAACCGGTTGTCGCTTCTTTCTCTTCTTCGCCTTTATCCCAAGGCCAACATCGTAAAATGCGACACACAAGGCGCGGAGGCACACATCTTTTGCGCCGACGCCCTCGAGGAGCTCCGGCGGCGCGAGGCAAAAATCATTTTTGAGTACTGGCCTCGAGGACTCAACCTTCGCGGTTCCAACGGCAAGGGGCTACTGGCAAATTTTATAAACGCCGGTTTCGCCCTCTTTCGCTTCGATAAATCCGGCCTCGAGCTCCTCGGCGGGAGGGATCCCCTGGCCGGCGCCCGGGCGGGGCATACAAACCTCTTCGCCCGCCCCCGGGAGGTCGCGCCGTGAGCTACCTCTCCCTCCTCCCCAACACCGTCCAGCTCGTCTTGATGGCGCCCGACACCATGAATCGTGTCACCCGGAGCGTGGTCGCTACGGAGAAAGCCAGGATCGAGTACACGGACAAGCTGTTCCGTATGCCGCAAGGCGAATACATCAGGTCCGTGGCCTGCGTTTTCTTGACCGCTAAAAGCGTTGTCCGTCAGGAGCACCTGATCTGCTTCGGCGGGCGAGACTATTCGATCATCGAGCTCCGCCGCGAGCAGGGCGCCACGAAGCTCCACCATATCGAGGCTTGGGTCCGATGAAACCTCCGGCTATATCCGCCATTTCGACCAAAAATCTTTCGTTGATTTTTGACGATGTGGATTTTTCCAACGGGTACGCTCGTTTCATGGGGACGACCGCGCCGGAGACCGCCAAGCGGGCGATATTCCGTACCTGGGCGTTCATCCTTCGCGACGCCATCGTGGAGGAACCGAGAGCGCCGCACAAGCGCGGTTTCCTCTGGAATTCGCAGACCATCATGACGCCCTATATGATCGGCGACGAGATCGTTTCCATCGGCGGTTTCAGCATCGTCTACGCCGGCTATCTTCACGATAAAGGCAAGCCGTCCTGGAATTGGACGCTGGCCGGATCCGGCCCCAGATATCTCTCAACAAAGTTGGCGCGGAACGCCGAAAAATATCTTCAGATCGCCGCCCGCGAGATGGCCCGCGAGTGGCCGAAGGGAAAGGGGTAGAAAATGCCCGGCAGCGGATTTGCGGAGCTGATGGCCTGGATCGAGACGCGAGTCGGAGCCTACTGGGTCAAGGGACGCACGCTGTTTTACGGTCACCTTCCCAAGCTCACAACCCTCGGTCAGACGCCCCCGCTCCGCTGCGCCGTCCTCGCCCACATGGATCCCGGGGTGACAGACGGCCAATTGCCCGACTTCGCGGAGTTCTCTTTTCAAGTCTGGAATAGGCACAAGGATTATCCCTCGGCCGAGGAGGACGCTTATCATTTCTTCTGGATCCTCCACGGCCAGGCGGGCCTCAATCTGCCCGTGCTGACATCGGGGGAGGAATGGACGGCTATGGTAATTGACGCAATCGGACGGCCCACCGCTATCGGCAATCCCGAGGAGGAGGGCTTTTGGACGTTTGCGACGAACTACATTTGCCGGCTTGAAGCGCCGGCCCTATCACCCTATTAAGGAGGAAAAAACATGGGTGTAAAACTTCCTTTCAATGACATCGGACCCTGCGACGTTGTGTGGGATTACGGCGAGCCAGGCGAGTACAGCCTCGGCCCGTATGTGGGCCAAGTCAAACTCGCGGCCGAGGATCAGATCGTCAAGGTGTTCGAGGAGAGCCTGGGCGATACGGCGGTCGACGCCGTTAACTCGGGAATGACGGCGGAGCTGACTGTGCCGCTGACCCGTTCGACGCTCCAACAGTTGGAGCACATCCTGCCGGGCGTCACACTCGATGTCAACGGCAACCTGGTCTTTCGCCCGAGGTGCGGTTCGGCGATGTATTCCGCCGCCAAGGCGATCGTCATCAAGCCGGTCGAGAACATGGTGCCCGTGGCGGATGTCGGGAAATGGATCATGTTCTACAAGTGCTATCCGTACAAATCGCTCGAGATCCCCTTCGATCGCTCGAGCCAACGGACGCACTTGCTCAAGTTCCTGGTTTTCCCGAACATGGACTCGGGCTTCAGCTACGAGATGTGGCAGTACGGCGTTCACCCCTAACGGGATGATGCCGGCTTAAAATTCTACGAGGGAGGGATTCGCTATGCAAGATGAAAAAATTATCAAAGCGGAGGACCACGCCAAGCGGGTCGTCGTCACGGTAGGCGATAAGCGGCTCGCGGTCCGGCGGTTGACCCGCGACGTGATGAAAGAGATCTTCACGCTCGACACCCTACTCAAGAAGATCGACGAGGAAAAAGACCCGATGGCCGCGCTAGAGCTGGTCTACAAGCAGCTCCGCATTTTCCTCGGCCCGGCGCCGGAAATCGAAGAGCTTTCCTACTCGGAAGCCACCGGCATTTCGCGCGATATCACGGCTGCGCTTTTCCCGGGCAGGAAACCGCCCGGTGAAGTGCTGGCGCCGGAAATAGCGGTAGGAAAAAACTTGACAGGGCCTGGGGACTCAAAGCGTCCCGCGTAGCCGCGGAGTTTCCGGGCCTGTTCTCCGCCGCCGAGTTTTACGAACTCGACTGGAGGGAGCTTGATTACTGGGATCTGCTCGCGGAAATCAGGGAGCGGAGGCGAGAGCTCATGCTCTACAGTGCTGCCCGCGCCGGTCAGGCGTCGGACGCTTCGTTCCGCGATGCTACGGACGTGCTTTCCTACACGCTTTTGCTTTTAGGCGAGGAGTTATAGGATGCAAGGAAGCGGCGGAAGTTTTGTTGCCGGCTCGATCGTCGGCCAACTGCGCCTTGACAAGTCGCAGTGGACACAATCGATTGGCGGTGTCAAACAGGATCTAGGCCAGCTCAAGACCTCTGCGTCCCCCGCCGCGGCCGCTATCGGGGGCCTGGCCGGGCAGTTTGCCCTCGGGCAGCTCGCCGCCATCGGGATTCAAGGCGCCCTTAGATTTGTCGTCGGACAGCTTGGCTCCTGTATCAAGGAGGCCATCGCAGCCGAAGATTCCATCGCTCAACTCGAGGCCGTCCTCAAGAGTACAAAAAATGCTTCCGGAATGACGAAGGATGAGCTGATCCTTCTCTCCGAGGGACTCCAGGACGTCACGACCTACAGCGATGATACCATCCTTGCAGGCGAAAACCTACTCCTGACTTTCACCAAAATCGGTAAAGATATATTTCCGGAGGCGACGGCTTGTATGCTCGATATGTCGAAGGCCCTCGGGCAGGATCTCAAGGGCTCGGCCATCCAACTCGGCAAGGCGCTCCAAGATCCGATTCTCGGTATCACGGCCCTGCGGCGCGTCGGCGTCAACTTCAACGATGCCCAGAAGGACATCATCCAAAAGCTCGTCGAATCCGGGAACCTTTTCGAAGCGCAAAAGCTCATCCTGAAGGAACTTTCCACCGAATTCGGCGGGTCGGCGCAAGCCGCAGCCGGGACGTATAGCGGCCGCCTGGCGCAGCTCAAAAACAGCATTAACGACGTGAAAGAGGAGATCGGCGCGGCGCTGTTGCCGGTTCTAAAAAAGATCGTTGAAGCGATCACGCCCATCGTAAGATCGATCGGGGATTGGATTAAAAACAATCAGGATCTCATTGCCGATACCATCAGGCTTGTCGGCGACACGGCAGATTTTGTCTGGAACATGGGCAACGCCGGAAGTGTTCTCGGCCTGCTAAACGAAAAATTCGCGGACCTCAAGATCACCCTGGCTGATATCGTTGCCGGCCCGGGCGGCAAGCTCCTCCTTTGGATCATTGAGACGAATCATAAAATGCGCGACGCTGAGCGCCAGACCGAACGCCTGGTTGATCAGCAGGATAAGGCCAAAACCATTCTCCGCGATTGGGCGCGGGAGAACGAAATCGGGGCCGCTACGCTAAATACATTGGCGACGGCATACGACAGCAACTATGTCGCCATGCACAACGCCATTATGGAAGGCAAGGTCGGCCAGGGACTCCAAGAATCGCTCGCCGAATGGCACAAAAAAGCGGCCGCGGCCGTGAACGACAACGCCGATGCGACGGACGCCCTCACGGAAACCGCCAAAAGGCTCGGTTTCTCTCTACGCACGGATGTCATCGCGCAAATCAAGGAATTGGAGGGCGCCCTAGAGCTTTTGAGGAAGAAGGGCGAGGACACGCCGGGCGCCATCAACGAGATCAACGAGAAAATACGCAAACTGCAAACGCTCCTAGTTGACACGAATAATCCGATGGTAGCCATGCGGCTAAACCTGGATGATTTAACCGATCGCTATACGAAGTATGGCGCCTCCATGCCGCTCGCCGAACAGTTCAAGCTGAGAACGGAAATCGTCAACACAAAGCTGGCCCTGGAAGGAGCGACTCCGTCGTTCGAGACGATGGTCGATAAAATGATGCTTCAGCGAGAGACCACCGTCCTTGTGCGCGAGGAAACGAAAAGCCTGGGAGAAGAATTCGGCATCGTGACGAAAGCGAACATAGCCGCGACCATAGATAAAATCACGCGAGCCTTGGAGGAATACAAAAACGTCGGCGCGACGGGGGAAACCGAAAAGCTCGAAATGAGACTCATCCAACTAAAGCTCTCCGCCGCCGGCGCCTATCCTCCGGTCGCGTTACTCGAGGAGGAATTCCGGCTGTGGGCCAAGCAGGGGCCCCCCGTTCGCATGGGCATCGTGGAAATCGGGCAGGCGCTTGGGGTGACGTTCAGCAAGGATATCGAGAATCGAATCGCCATGATCACGCAGCTCTTCCAGGACTACGGCGATCAACTTCCGGTTGGGCAACAGCGGGCCTTCCGCGAGGAGATGGCCCAGTTAAAGCTCGGCGATATGGCGACGGAATGGTTTAACTTCTTCGACGCTGTATCGCAGGGCGCCGGGAATGCGGTTAAGGAATGTATCAAATTGCCGGCGGAAATGCGCAAATGGGTGGACGAGTTGCCGCCCCTCCTGGGGGGCTTGTTCACCTCGATTTATGACGCCTTTTCCCAGATGGTCGCCGATATGATCACGAAATGGGTGAAGGACTTTCTGGTCTCCCTGGTGAGCGAGACGGCCACCGCAGCCGGCAAAGCTACGGCTTCACTTGTCGGTATCGGCAAGACCGTCATGCAGACCACCGGGGACGTCGCGGGCGCGGCGGCCAAGACGGCGACCGGGGCCATCAGCGGAGTGGCGACGAGCCTGGTCAACACGATTTCCGGCGTCGTGACGGCCGTCGCCAGCGTCCTAAACCTATTCAAGAAGGCCGATTACTCGTCCATGACTTACTGGCTCAAGATGATAAAGGATTTGAATCAGGAGATGAGGGATTATCTGTTCATCGTGCTCGAGGGCCAGCACCTGGGTTACATGCACGACATCATGGTGGACGACAATAAGTGCCTTTGGGATCTGGTCTACAAGGGACAAGGCATCCTCGACCTCTTGGGCAGCGGGTTCCAGTCCGTGGTGGATGCCATCCACGGCATCAAGAGTATGCAGGGCGGCGGTTACGTGGAACGGGGCGGACTCGCTATGCTGCACGCCGGGGAGCGGGTGTTGTCGGCCCCCGGCCATGAAAGACCCTTTCAGATGGCGACTGCCGCCGGCTCCGGTCAAACCGTAGCGATCACCATGAACAACACGTTCGAGATCTCCGGCAGCGCCTCCGGGGATGACGTTCGAAAACAAGTGCGCGGGGAAATAATTCCGGCCATTCTCGATTCGCTGGACGTGCACTATATGAAAGCCCTTTGGCAACAGAAATTAGGGGTGAAATAGCCATGTCCATGCTCTACGCGATAAATAATCTAATCAACTTAAACACGCTGGTGGCGACGAGCACGGAGGATCCCGTCTACGTGAAAGAATGGCTTTATGATCGGCGCCCCAGCCGGCCGTTCCGGTTCACGGTCAAGACGGCTCAGTGGATAAAGGTGAATTTGGGCGCTCCGATGCAGATCACCCTGGCCGCCCTCTTCAATCACAACCTGCAGGATGCGGTCTCCTCCGTGCTGCTGGAAGCGGATAATGCCGGCGCCTGGCCGCCCGGTTGTTACCAGCAGGCCATGACCTGGCGCGCCGAAGATCAACGGTTGCTCCTAAATCAGACCTACCAGTGGTGGCGCCTGGCGGTATCCGATGCCACGAATTCCGAGAACCTACAGGTGGGCGATTTTTTCCTCGGCAATTGGCAGAAATTCGCCTATGGCAAGGTACAGCCGGGCCGGGCCGACGGGCCGGTACTTCATCGATCAACCTACACCACGCCCTACGGCCAGCTTTGGAGCTCCTATTTCGGGAAATCCGGGAGATTCGAGATAAGGATTCGGAATTTAAGCAGCGCCGCCCAAGTCGATGAACTACAAACGTTTATCGAAGCGGTGGCCGCCGCTGGCGGGACATTCGTATTTATGCCGCGGGACACTTTGCCCCATGTCTATTATGTTTTTTTGGAAAACGAAGAAGCCTTTGCCCAGCAGATCGTAGCCGGCCCGACAGAGGAATTGCGGGACTGGAGCCTGAGGCTTCGCGTTCTAAACAAGGGGATCACCCTGCTGTGAATACCGCCGACGAGATCAAGCAACTACGCCAGGAGGTGACCCGGATAAACTTCCTTCTCATGCAACTTCGGGGCTCGGCTGGACCCGGCGCCGCTCATAATCTTTTATCTGCGATGCATGCCGACAGCACGCCGGCCTCTCCGGTACTTGGCGACGTTATCGTGGCAGGGGCCGCCCCGGCTTGGAAAAGGAAAGCCGGCAACATAACGGCGACCCGGAAATTCTTGAGGCAGGTGGGGACGGGGGCGGTTTCTGACGAACCCGAATGGGACACCCTTCAGCCCGGAGACCTCATGGGCGCGCTTAACCCGCTCTCCGGAGGGACGCCGCTGGAATACTGGCGGCACTGGGGCGCCACTAATTATGTGAGTTGGTATGCGCCCACTTTTGCACCTGGGACGACGACTGGCACCATGACCAAAGACCAGCTTTACGCAGTCCCCTTTAGCTGTCCGAAGAATATCACGCTCGATCGAATCGCCTGCAGGTTGAACACCGCCGTCGCGGGGAATGCGCGAATCGGGATCTATACTGACGGCGGGAATATTTATCCGGCCTCCCTGGTCTTGGACGCCGGGACGATCAGCACCGCCGCGCCCACGGGGCTCAAAACGCTGACGATAAATCAGGCGCTTGTCGGGCCGGCGCTCTACTGGCTTGTCATCGTATTCAGTGCGAACACTTCGATGGTGTGCTCCCAAGGAGGGGGGACAATTTCTATAGTGGGATTTTTTGATCCGACCGTTGTGGCCACCATAGGTCTTTGGGCGGCCTTCGCTTATGGTGCTCTGCCTGCGAATTTTCCCGGGTCGCCAACATTAGTCTCTGTCATAAATGCTTTTTGGGTCAGGTTATCGGCATGATTCCCTTCCGCGAATGGTACGAATTTTACAGCGCCACCCTGGAAGCGCTGGACGCGACGGACTTTACCACCGCCGCACAATGGGGCATCGGCCACTACGGCTACTGCTCGCTCGGCCATCAAGAAGAACTCCCCGGCGGGGTCGGCTGCCTCAACCGCTGGGACGCGCTTTTCAAACCGAAAGACTCGGCCTTCTCCACTGCCAGCGCGGATCACATCTTCGCCTATGCAGCGTGCCTGAACCTCTGCGTAGCTCAGAACGATTGGGGCGGTGGGAGTTTGACTTCGTTCAAACTGCGGCTCGGCCAGGTGAATGACGTCGTCCATGCCGTCGACGTCTGGGAGCCGGCCCTGGTGAGCGGCCGCATGTATGACGGCGCAAATAATTGGAGCGGCTTCCCGGTCGACGGCTACTGGCCCTATCCCGTCCCCACCATAACGGTCGCCAGCCTCCCGGCGAGCATAGTGACGGAGAAGTCGTGCTATGAACTCGGAGTCGGCTGGGGAGCGCATCACGGCCAACCTGGGATGTTCCGCAATGGGTTCCATATCTACCTTGAGAGTTTTGTCCCGGGCCGGCTCCCGGGCGACGTGTTCCGGGCCGGCTGTCGAATAGAATATCTCCGCTGCTACATGGTCAACTGCGTCGTGAACAGTCTGAGCCGGGTCTGGGTGCACGAAGCGGGCGGCGACACTCTGGTACTGGCGGGGCTGGGCTTCGACAACACAGATGCCGAGGTGGCCGCGATCGGCCCCGGCGACGTGCCAGGGGGCGGGTTCCTTGACGCCGTGGACTTTATTTATCTGGAAGGGCTGCAGGGCCAGGGTACCTATACGTTGCAACGCACTTTGGGCCACTTCACGATCGACAGCAATTCGCAGATCACCATCGCCGCCACCCCGGCCATGATACGCGGTACCTATGCCGTTCGGCTGCAGAAGGTAGGCGTCAACTGTGATGGCGTGGTGCCGACCGTCAATAGCTATGCCGGCGATTTTTGGTGTACCAGTGATGGTCGGATGTACGCCGGTGCCCGCATGGCCCTGCAGGTGGGCGAGCCCTTGACGCGACGCCGGCCCATCACGCTGACGAGATGGCGATTCCGAAAGCGGGACGGTACCTATATCACTAAATATTACGCACCCATCGACACCTGCGCGCCTGACGTATTTTATGACGGCCGCATCTTGAGCATCGGCAGTCTGGATCGCGGCATGGACGATCTCACGGGGATGCCCAATATTGCGGAAATGACCGTGGAGATGGCTAATACCGACAAGGAATTCAGCAAACTATTGGACGAATATGTGCTCAAGAACGCCGAGTGCGAAGTGTGGCTGGCCTGGGCCGAGGAACCGCACGGGCTCAAGGTAGCGCAGACACGCCTGGTGGTGGATGATTACAGCCGGAAAGGCACCGCGTTCAACTTTATTCTGCGGGATGTTTCGACTCAATATTTCAAAGTCCAAGTGCCTCGCTATTTTGTCACTAAAGTCGAGTATCCGAACGCTCACGAGCAGGCGCTCGGCCAGCCGATGCCCGAAGTACTCGGCTATAATGTACACGACACCGGCGACGCGCCCGGCGCCGTTACGGCGCTCTACGTGGACATCACCACCTTCACGTATCTGGCCGCTCGCGGGAGTCTTCATGCCGTACTCGCCGTCTATTCGGACGGGGTATTAGTGGGCGGCGGGAGTTACGAGGTGTTTTATGACGTCCAAGGGCGCACGCTCATCCAGTTCGCCGGCGACCAGGGGAGCAATAAAATCACTTTCAATGCCGAAGGTTATATGTTTGAACCGTGGAATAGCGCCAACGATTACGTGCAAAATCCGATTTATATTTTGCTTTTTTATCTGGCCCTTATTGCGGAGATCCCGATTGAATTCTTCCGGCTCGATAAATTCATAGACTTGGCCGCCATCTACGACACGCTCGGCTGGGGCGAAGCCGGGCGATGGGCTGCCGCCAGTTTTCAAGGCGCGGACAGTGGTCTGCAGGAATTACTATTCAGCTTCGGGTGCAAACTCTATCAGGAAAAATCAGGCCAGTTCGTCGTCGGCAAAAAAGATATTTCGAGCTTTGCCAATTCCATGCGGCTGTTCGATCAGATTGATGCCTTGGAACCTGCTGGGCAGGCCTTCAGTTTACGCTCCGCGGTGAACAGCCTGCGGGTGTTGGCCGATCTCCAGCTGGCCCCTGGTCTTTGCAAATTGGCTAAACAACAACAGCGCCAAAGTAGCATTGATGACCTACAGGCTGTGATCGAGCCCGGCACTTCGCCGACCGTTTTTCCTTGGATAACGTTGGAAAGTATGCTCGATCAGTTGATGCAGGATTATCTGCTCAAATACGGTTATGGTGATCAAAAACTTACCTTCCCGGTCGGCATTCATTATATCGACGAACTGGAAATTTTCGGCAACTTCCGTTTCCAAGACCTTTTCGGTTTGGACAAATTGGGCGTTGGTCAACCCGGCCGCTATTATTATATCGAGCGCATGAGCACGGATTTGCTGGGCGGGGCCATTACGATCACGGCCATTGACTTCCAGTGGCTGTTGCGCCAGTATTTTATCTTGGGAGACGAGGGCGCCCTGGCCGCGACCTGGGCCGCCGCAAGCGACACCGACCGGATGTATGGCTATCTGTGCAACGAAGTGACCGGGAAGTTCGCCGACGGCGAACCCGGCAAAATACTCGTAGATGAAAACGTGTTGGGGAGCGGCACCTAATAGGAGGATCCCATGCCACTCATTGACGGCCTGGATTTTATCTCGGGCGACATTCTAAGTTATCAGGAAGCGAATCGGCTGAAAAATAATTTCCGGGGGGCCGGCGTACCGGCCAGTATTCAGCCCGGGATGCTATTTTCCGACAGCGACGACGACCGCCTCTACCACCGCGGCGCCGCGGCCGTGGAGGAAACGCTGCAAGAAACGCGCAGCAAATATGCCGACCCGCTGTTTTCCGATGGGCAGTTTAAAAGCCTGAACATCGTCTGTAATAACGACGAAGTGCTGGTGAACGACGACGACGTGGTGTTCATCACCGCTTATTGATAGAGGAGGATAAGATGAATTTAAAACAGTACGCGCCAACGCTGGTCGCTACCATTGCAGGAATCAATGCCAAGGCGGTAGCCATCACCAGTCTTTACACGGTGCCGCCCGGCTACAAGTTCATCCCGGTGTTCGTGCACATCCGGGTGACGGCCTTCGTGGTAGGCGCCAAGGCCGTCCAGGCCGTCGCGTCCTTCGGCTGCAACGCCGCGACCTACGACGATTATCTAAACAGCATCACCTATACGGTGGCGGCCGTGGATAAGTTCATCCGCGACAGCGTGGAGGACAGCGCCCTGCCCATCTGCACGGCCGGTCAGGTGTTCAAAATCAGCGTTGAAATCGGCTCCGATGCCACCACGGAAACCTGGGCCGTGGATGTATTCGGCTACCTGACGGTCTGATAGGAAACAAAGAAGACGAGGAAATGATGGAAATAAAAAGATGGAATAAGCCCGAACTATCCGCGGCCATTACGATCACTATTCTTTTGCTATTTTGTTTTGGCTGCCCCCCGCCCAAACCGATCTGGGTCGATGTTGTCGTCTGCTCTGCCTCTCATCTTCTTCCGACGGAAAACTGTCCGGAACGCGTCATCATAAAATTCGAGGCCGGGAAGGAGCCTAAGGATCCCTGCTTCGTTCATCCCGCCGGTCGGGTCAAGGTCTGTACCGATACGGGCGAATTAGCCGGCGCCGGCTGTCCATCGATCCATGAAGTTCCGTTCTACGAGAAGCCCACGGATTTTTATTGTCTCCGGCACGCTCGGAATCCTCTTCCTCGGCCCCTGCTGATCCTGGCCTGGCTGGACGGGCAAAGCAAAATTCATCGCATGACTGATGAGCAGACTGAGGACGGTTCTCACAAGGTCGGAGAGGCAGGCGTGAAATATATGCGGATTTTTTATCCCGGCTGGCTTGACGGCCTGGATTGTATCCTCCCCTATCTGCAGGAGGCGGATGGACGATTCAATCTTGATCGGCCCAATCCGAAATATGATGAAAACTTGAGGCGCCTGGCCGTCGCGCTGGGGCGCCATGAGGTCGGTCTCCTGATCGACATGGCGGATCAGTGTGGATGGAATTCGGAATGGGATTTTTGGCGAAAAAACGTGAACGGCGTCTACGGCTGGCAGGATGAATCGGCCGTGGCCTTTGAATACTGGAAGACGGCCGTCAATAGAGTGATCGAGGATATCGGCGGCCTCGAGGGGAATTTGATCGGGCTTGGGAATGAACTCCGCCATCCGGCCGACGACGATCTGGTAGGCTCCTGTACGTGGGCCTTGACTTGGGCGGGCAAGCGAGTCGATTATCTCGTCTCTCTCGGCCAACCTCGGCCCGTCCTTTTTTCAGGTTGCTGCAACACGGCTCACAAAATCATCGGCTGCGTCTCGAGCGAGGACGGATACTATCCCGACAATCGTTTCGTCTCGCTGGTCATTCACGGCATAGGACTTGTCGATCATCAGCCCGATGGAAAACCGCTGGCGGAATGGTTGGCCGGGCTGTCGGTGACGAGGCCATTCGGCTATTCAACCGACGGCGTCGACACGGCGACCTGGAATCACGTCCCGCCCGAACGGGCCGGGACTTGTGATAAATTCGGCGGCTGCTCCGGGAATATCGAGGAGACCATCGCCGTCATCCGTCTTTTTGAACGCTACCTTGACGAAGGCCGGTTTGTGTCGATCGAATATCTTCCGCGTGAGATCAGCTTTGATGAACCCCTCTCCGCAATCCAACAATTGAGTCTCGATATGTTTTGGCGTACCGCTCTCGAAGTCTACGGTGTGGACGTGAGGCGGGCTTTTTCTGATTGAAACGCGGAATTTCGTCCGTGCGGCTCCTTTTGCCTCTCTGGTAGCCAACGAGGACCCTCAGGATGGGCCTACAAACGCGCCTGGTGCATTTACTGGCGGGGCCTGTGGAGAGGGTCAAGAGCGGGCTCTCAGGGGCTGTAGGGGCAAAAAAAAAGGCCCGCTGCGGGCCTTTCCCGCAAACGGGCCTTTTCTTTTCGGCTAGAATCCTCCTGATCTATCAGGCGTCGTAGGCGTCGCCAGGTTCGCCGCTCTTAATGCTTTCGACAAAATCATTGATGTTGATGCAGGGATCGTCGCGGAGCCTGATCGCCGCGTTGCAGAGATCGACGAGTTTGCGCTGTTTGTCGAACTGTCCGATAAGTGACGTCTGGGCGTGGGTCAGAAAATCAGTGGCGGCGCCGTGAAACGCTCGCAGATTGGATTGGGGATAGACTGTCTCGCGGAGCTGGATAAAATCACGGATCGAGGAGCCGGGGATAATCCCGAGCGCGACGGCGGTCAGGGTGAGATAGGAAAATTTCGCCGGATGGAGGCTGTAATCCGTCAGCCCTGCCTCCCATGCGCCCAAGGCATCGAAGCGAGGGATCGTCTTTTCGATCGCCTCGCAAGATAACGCATAGAGTTCATCGCTTGTCAGGAGTCCCGAATGTTTACGGAACAGGACCACGTCGCCGCTGAAAGCCAGGTTGTCGCAGACGAAGACCCGCATTCCTACGGCCAGACCGACAGCCATCGACTTGTCCATCGAATTTCGGATCCCCAGCGCGAAGCTGCTCTCGAAGCCGTAACGCTTGCCGAAATCCCAAAGGCCAAACATTTTGTGGCCGTTGGCCGAGAGCGAATAAGTCCGCTTGAGGGGCACTAGGCTCTGCTTTTCGCAGGCGGCACCGATCGTGTCAAGGATTACGGCGTGATGGATGGGGCGCCACGATGCCGTGAAAGGAACCGCGGACACCGCTCTCACCCTTTCCTCGGTGGTGTAGATAGTATCCCCGTGGGCAATTAAACCGTTCATTTAAAACCTCCTTTACCGCGCCTCCCCGCCAAGTCCTTTCGGACCCCCCCTTTCTGGCTCGGGGCTTTGGGTCGGGCTGAAGACGGGGCCGCGGGGCCCCGCCCTCCTGGTCATTTGTCTCGCGTGAATTTGTGCATCTTCAAGATAGCTTCACAGGCTTCTCTCACCGCATTCCTGTCCCAAGAATCGAGGAACACAAATAGTGCCGTGGGCAACGTCTTCGTCCAAAAATCCTTTTTCTCGTGTCCCAACTGCTTCCCCAAGGCCAGAGCCGCGATCTCGAAGGTGTTGATGGTTTTTTGCTCGGCTGCGTAGACTTGTGGCGCTGCTTCTCGGCCGAGAAAGTGGAAGTCGATCACTTCTTCGCTCCGGTGGCTTGCTGGACTTCTTCTTCCTGAATTGCCTCCCGCAGCGGCACCAGCCATTTTTGATCAGGCCGGCAGCCCTTGGGAAGCGCTTCGAGATAGCCGAGACATCCTTTCGCCGCCGTCAATAGCTTTGACGGTTCCTTCGATTCCTTGGCCGGGAGCTTTTTCTCCTCCCAACGTCGCCAGCCATCACCCGTAAATTTGCCACCAAGCTCATGCTCGATAACCGCTGCGACGTCGGCCGAGATATTTGGCCACGTTCTTTCTCCGCACATTCCGCAGATATTCTCGGCCTGGAAAACGTCAGGAAGATCGCTTCGCTCAGCATAGTCGCCGACTACGGCAATCCGATCACCGGCCCAGCGCCCGATGGTCCGCCTGGCAATCTCTGGATACTCCTCGGGCATGGGGCCTGGGCAGGTGTTGTGCTCGAGAAACGTGCGCTCCGGCCCGTGCCAATTCTTGTCCATGTCCAGATCGCCGCCGCCTCTCGGCTCCGGCATGGCCGCGCAGAGAACGATGAGCGCCGCCCCCGGGCCCGGATAAGCCGAAAGCTGTTCCGACAATTTAAGCCCGGACCCAAGGTCGTGCGGGTTGATGAATTCCCGCTTGTCAAGATTGACCACATACCAATATTGTCCCATTTCCTTGACCTCCTTCATTGGCTCCCCGGCAAGTCCCCGCCGCGGGGGCTCCGCTTTTCCGCCTCAGCGCGGAGGCTCGGGCAGGAGGCGGGCCAGACCCGCCTCACCTCACCACATTCCGGCAATTGACGATAAGATCATTCAGCATCCCGTGAGCATCTTCGCTCGGCGGTTCCGGCAACATCCCGCCATGGATGACATGGTCGGCAAGTTGGCGAAGAAAAAGACCAAGTTCGGCCGGGATCTCCACATACCGATATCGCCCGGCTGCCATCTTGATCTTCTCTGCCACTCGTTGATCATGGGCCTTGATCCGCTCAACAATGATTCGTTTAAACCGGCTACAGTCATTCGTCTTGGGCCGGCCTCTCGGCCGGCGCCCGATGGATTCGTTGTTCATGATTTCAGCCTCAAGTTCCGTAGCCGTCCGAAAGCGGTGCTGAGTTTAGCCTCGATCCTGTCCCGGCCAGGCCCGTCCGGCTCGCGCCGCAGAGCGGCGACCAGGCTGGCGATCTTTGCGGCCCTGGCTCCGGTCCCGTTTTTGGATCTCGAACGCATTTGAAAACCTCCTCATTGAAATTTGACCTGCCTTTCATCAGCGCCAGGAGGTCAATCCTAGCGGACCGGGCCGCTGATGGCCCGGTTTCGGCTTCATTTGGAAAGGACGCGTTTTTCGGATTCCCTCAAGGCGTGCTCGTAAGTCCGGACAGTTGATTTGATTAACGGATTAAGCAATCCCGTCGCCTTCCAGCGCCGCCAGGAATACAAGTTACGGACGATCTGATCTAACATCTCGTCGAAATGCGCGGACGTAATCTCGGAGGAATCCGATTTGAATTTTTCGAGTACCATCTCATTGATTCTTTTGGTGAAAGATTCGAGGGTCAGATCATGTCCATCCCGCTTGGAGAGATCGACGGCCGTTAAAGCTGCGGAGATAAAATAGGTTATTCCCGACGCGAACCCGGCCGAAAATGTCCCAGCGTCCTCTTCGAGAAATGAAAGGCCCTTGGCGAGCATTGTTATGTGAGCCAGGATTAGAGCCGTCGTCCTGATGTGATCTTTGGCTTCCATGTCTTTTTTCCTTTTAAAAAGCCAAGAGCTTTTTTAGACAGCCGGTATGGAAAGCCCGCCCTTCCCGCAGCTTGATGTCATCAAGGCCAACCGGTTCGCCGCAATAACCGCAGTAACTCAATCGCCGGATCCCAATGCTGTTCAGCTGGCCGCCGGCCTCCCTTTCCTTTCGTTCCCGCTCTATGCGGGCTTCCTTGGCTTCAAGACTTCTGACCCGCCTGGCCGCCCGATCCGTCCTCGCTTTGGCGTCCACCTGGCGCAATAATTCTCGCTGCTGCGCTTTCAATCGGAGCTTTTTCATCTCTCAGCCCCCAAACATCTTATTGGTCAGGACACGAAACGCCTCGGTTGCCGCATTTTTTCTGACGAATATCCGACTTCCCCGCTTGCCGAGCACTGTGCCGGTCGGATAGAGACAGGCCAGGCGGGTGAGCCTTTGCGCATCTTCGCGGATAATGGCCGTCGCTTCCTCGGGCGTGTGATATTTCGCCCATCCGGCTTTTTTAAACGACTTACGGACTTCGGAGAGAAATTCGCCGGGTGTCATGTCGGGCTGGTCTTCAATCTTAAATGAGGTCGTCGCCCTCAGGCATTCCATCCCGACCATCGAGCGTCGGCAGCCGCACCGACCGTCCCAGCGGTCGTCGCTGTCGCACTCCATTGCGAATGTCACCAGTTCGCCTTCGGGTACACAACAGAAGTCCCGTCTGCCCCAATCGCCTTGCGTCTCCTTTGTGGAAACTAATACCTTCATCGAAAACCTCCTCCTGAAAGATTTGACCTTGCCTCATCAGGTTGTAGACGGTCGGGCTACAACGACCGAGGCCCCGTGGTCCTCGGTTTCGGCTTTCAGCCTTCCTCCTCGTCTTCTTCTTTCGTTGGTTGAAGCTGGGAATAAGTCCAGTTTTTGTAATCGTCGGCGATCCCGAGACAAACCTCGATCAGCGTCTTTGCTGCCCGCATTTCCTCTTTGGAATCGCTCACCTCGGCGTTCTCCAGCGCCGACCGGCACGCATTCAAGTCTAGGAGCGTATTCTGGAACCGACAATAACTCATATTCGCCATCATCCCCTCCTTCCTGAACGTCTTCTCCCTTTAACAAAGCGGTTCGGTATCAACATATCGACGCTCAAAAGCCGCCATGACCAGTTTGACGATCCGCCCATTTTCCTGCCTTGCAAAAACGACTTTTTTGTGCCGCAACCTTGTCTTGATGACGGTCAGGCAGGATCCATCTCTCGTAAAGAGCAGCATCCCTTCCCGAAGTTTTAGGAGCAGGGAGCGAGTTTCCTTTGCGTTTCTCCGGTCGAATGTTTTGGCCGGAATAGCCACAAGTTTCTTGATCTTGGGCGTCCATTCTGTGGCCTTGAGTTTGCATTTGAACAAAGAACGGAAAAAAGAACCGATCCATTTAATGAGTTTCATTCGAAAACCTCCTGAAAAAATTTTGACCCGCCTCGTCAGATCGTGGTCGGTCAAGCCACGATAACCGGGCCGGAGCCCGGTTTCGGCTTTTAGTGGACGTCGAAATACTCCGTGCACGTCCCGAGCAAATTGTCGTAATCGCCGGACATCGCCTTCTTCATAAATTCGTCCAGCCTTTCCTTCGACCAGCCGGCTTTCTTGGCCGCCCTAGATGCCAGGCCCAAGACCACGAAGGCGTTGCCGTCCTGTCCGATCAGCGTAAGTTTCGGCTTTGTCTCGTTCATGATGATCTCCTGATTCGCCGCTGTTCCTTCCTGTACCAGAGCCGATCCTCATGCCTTCCGATATCCAAATTCTCCCAATCTGCGAGTTGGCAATCGGGCCGCTCAAACCGTTCGGCCATTATTGGCATTGCGGCATAAGGACAAAACACGTCGTCCCGGCTGCAGGAAAATTCCTGTGGGTCGCCGGCCCGGGCAGGACACTCTTTTTTCCCCCGTTCTCGCATCCGCCCATCCATGTAACCCCTGCAAAAATCTTTGGGGCCGACCGCCAGCACCGGGATGCCCCGCCGTTCGTGATCCACGCCCCGCGCAAAGCCATCTGTGTACATTTTTTTGACCATTGAAAACCTCCTTCGAAAATTTGACTTGCCTCATCGGGCTGCGCGTTGTCATCGCGCAGCGACAGGCCCCGGCGGGGGCCTGTTTCGGCTTTCAGATTATCCCGGCCGTGATCAGCCAGGATTGGAAACCGTGCGGACATTGGCCATCGGGTTCAACCCGGCAGCCGTCCGTTGCCTTGGCTACGCCATCCATCGCCCATCGTTCCATCGTATGGAGTGAAGGTTGACGGATTCCGGCACTACTGATGAAGCCCTGTTTGTCGTGATAGAACTGGAAAAATCGGGTCGTCATTTCTGCCTGTGTAAATGCCCATTCTTTTTTGTAGCGCCGCCACAACTTCCATTCTCCTAAGAGTGTCTTCCGCAGGATTTCGCCGTCGCTCATGAGGGCAATCAGCGACCCTGATTTCGGGTTGAACAGCCGGACAAGTTCCTTCTTGACATTCTTCGTGTGTGGATGCTTTTTTATATACAGCACCACCGCCTCGTGTACGCTCATCGATTTTGCCATCCTGAACCTCCTTAAAAATTTTTATTGGCGCCCTCTCGCACCGGCTACCTAAACCGGCCCCTTTTATTGCGCCGTCAGAGCAAGGCGAGAGCGGGCAGCGGCCAGTAGGCGCTGACCGTGATCTGCCCATTCGGAGGTTTTGGAGGTTTGTTGTGCTGGTGAATGATTTTCGGTACCTGGCAAATTTTTACCGCTGCCCCGACGTCTGTTCGGTCTCCTTAGGCTGTCGGGAATATCCCGAATCCGCCGAGACCGTCAGCCGGACAGCGTCATCCGCCGTCCCTACTCACCACATTCTTTCTGCGCCTGACGATCAGACCTGGCCTTAGCCGTTCCGTCCGTCCCCTCTGCCTTGGGGCCCGTCAGGCTTTTTTCAAAGATCAATTGCTACGCCCGGTAGCTGCTTATATAATAAGTATATCCATTAGTATTGTCAAGACTCTACAGACAATTTATGGAAAATAATCAACTCCGTAAGTTTCTTAAATTAAAGGGGTTACGCTTTTTGGGTTGATTTTTATGCTAATCTATCTTATTTTATAATAGATTGCCAGATAAAGGAGGCGTGGAATGAGGCAGAAAATCGGGGAGCCCAAAAGCTCCACCATAACATTCACCCTTGAGCCCTCGCTGAGGGCCAGGTTGGAGACGCAGGCAAGGCAGGAGGGCCGGTCGGTGTCGAGCATGATCAGACAGCTTGTGATGACCGCCCTCCATCGAGAAGTCCGCCCGCTCGAGACGCGGACTCCGGCTCCGAAATAAAGTTATGGCATCGGCCAGGCCGAAGTGCCGCTTTATTTTTTGCCGAAAATCATTTATCCCAAAACGGCCTTGGCAGACATTCTGCCGATATAATCATCAAAAAGCCCAAGAGCGGTTTGAGCGCGGAGCGATAAATATTTTCTCAATCAACCTGCAGGCGCTAGCCGACTTTGTGGCTAAAGTGAAGGGGGTGAGAATCAGGGGAAGATCAGATTTTAAAATCAAGAAGTCGAGGAACAAAAAGGCCCCGGCCTTTTTGTCTCGAGTTGGGAGATCAAGGTCGGAGCGGGCCCCGGGGGGGCCGAAGAGGCGTGCTATCCACAAGGTAGGTTCCGGCCGGATGATTGTCAAGAGGGAGAAAAAAAATGATTGATACAAAAAAAGAGCCGGGGCCGGGTCCGGTCGAATCTAGGCCTCCGGCTGCTCAGTCCATCGCCGAGCACACAGTGGGCGAGACGAAAACATCGACAGCCGCCGATTTTGGGAAAGTGTGGTTTGCTGTCGGGCCTGACGGCAAACTGCTCAAACCGTTTGCCGCTTCGATCCGGCTATTCGAGCGTGCCGGCCATCTCTACAAGGTGCCGGGCGGAGGGAAGGCTGGCGATCGATGGGGGATCACCATGCCGGGTTACTCGGTGTTGAATAAGGTGGCGTCGGTATCGGTGTTGACTCCGCCCTGCGTGTCGTTCGGGGGCCGGGAGGTTTCAAATCCATATGTGGAAAGAAACGCGGTCACCCGGGCGATCGAAAGCGTGATTATCCGCAAAGTCGCCTTGGGAATGACGCCGGTGGGAAACGTAGTCGTGATCGACAAGACCCTCTATTACAACCCCTACACTTATTTCCTGCAATCCATCCAAGCGAAGGCCAGGAGAAAGGTGTGGGAGATGGGGAAGATGACCAACAAACTCGCCCACCCCGACGCCGCTCGGCTGGGCACCAAGGATGTCCAGCCCGAAGGGGCGACCGCTGGTCGATGGATTTTCAAGCCCATCGACGAGACGATCGGATATTGGATCAACATTGATGACTCGGCCATTCAAGAAGTCATTGACGAGCACCTACAACGGCAGCGATTCGGTGATCGGATAGCGCAGACCATCTGCGCCCGCAACGCGCTCAAAGACCATCCGGCCATCGCTGTTTCTCAGGTCCAGCCGGAATTCGTTTATCACAAGGTGTACGGTAAGGATAAGGAGGAGGCCTTCGCCGAGGTGTCCATCACGGTCTACGGATATCGACATGAGCTTGGTCGGGATACGCAGGAAAATATTATGCTCAGCCTGGTGATGCCCGGCACTTCTACCAGACCGCTTTCCGGGCCTGTCGAGCATAGGCGGGAAACTCTGCCTTCGCCGTTGCCCGAGGACGAGGCCTTTGCGCTCAAAGAGTCGGCCGAGGAAGAGGACGCGGAGCTCGGGCTGAAAAAGGAATGACCCCGATGAGCACGCCGCAAGAATTATTTGAAGATATGACGGAGCCGGCCCGGCCCGGCGCCTCCCCGGCCGCGGAGCAGCGGTTCCCGGAGGGGCTGGCGGAATTGACGGTCGAAATCGAAGCGAAGCTTGACGAGCAGACTAGGCTTGACGAGGAGCGAGACCCCAGCGAGCCGATCGATCATTCGGCCTCAAATTGGGCGTCGGAAATCGGCCATCCCTGCCAGCGAATGCTTGTCTACGCGAGACTCAACTGGCGGGAGCGAAAACCGATCGATATCGCCGGTCTTTATAAAGTGCAAGAGGGCAAGCGGCAGGAGCGGGAGTTGAAACACAAACTCGAGCGAGCGGGTTTTGAGGTCGTGGAGGGCCAAGCCCGTTTCACCTGGCCGCAATTCGAGATTAGCGGCAAGATCGACGGCAAGCTCCGCCGTCCGCGCACCAAGGCGCTTTTCCCGCAGGAGACCAAATATATCAACCCCATGTTTTTTGATCAGATCAGAACGGTCGACGACCTGAAACGGAGCCGGAAGTGGTGGCTTCGAAAAATCCCCTCCCAATTAAACTGCTACCAATTTATGACGAATATCGAGGGGGGGATTTTGGCTTTGACGACGGCCGGGAGGAAACCCAAGATACTGCCCATGGCGATCGATTACGACCTGGCCGAGGCTGATACTCGAAGGGCGGAGGCTATCAACGCCCATGTTGCGGCCGGCACCTATCCCGCGCCCATTCCCCACGATGCCTCGATCTGCGGCCTTTGCCCATTCGATCACCTCTGCCCGCAACTCAAGGTGAAGGGCGCCGATTGGACGGAGCTCACGGATGACGATTATTGGGAACTCAAACTCATGCTCCATCTTGAGGAGCAGGGCAAAAAGGGAGACAAGATCAAGGCCGAATTAATCGGAACCGAGAAAAAGCCGGGGAGGTTTTTCGGCCGGAATGCCCTGATGAACGATATCGAGATTGTATCGAGGAAGCGAGGGCAGACCACTTTCAACATCCCGGCCGAGATCAAAGAGCCCTATAAGAAGGTCGGCGAGATCACCGTGACGTCCGTCGAGATAACCGAATGAAACACGGGAATTTATGAAATACACCAGGAGGGCACCTTGAAAAGAGGGCGCTCATACGATTGGATCCCGTTGTGGGTCAAGAAGTGGCTCTGGGGTTCGACCCGCCATGAACTCAAGCATGACGAGCGGGCAATCTTTATCGACCTGTTGGCCCTAGCCTCGCAGGACGACGGCTACATCAGGGCCAGCGAGACAATCCCTTATCCGCTTTATCAGCTTGCCGGGATGCTACAGGCCGAACCCGAGCTCGTCCAGAGGACTATCGATAAATGTCTCAGGGAGGACATAAAAAAACTTGAGAGAAAGGAAAACGGCACTCTCTATATTATCAATTGGGAGGAATATTGTCTGGCCCCAGGTTACAAAAGAGCGGTGACTGCTTCAACAAAAGCGGATACCGCTTCTCCTAAAGCGGTTACCGCGGCTACGTCTCTGTATAAGTATAAGTCTCAGTATCTGTCTCTGTCTTTTATTCAAGAACATAAGAACGTCCTCACGGAGGAGCAGATCAAGCCCTCCAATAATGCCCGGCGATTAGTCGCGGAGCTTATCATCCTCATGGAACGGAACGATCCAAGAAGCAGGACGCTGAGGAACCTGACGGAGCGGAGGCGCGAGGCGTGGGAGAGGGAGGCGTGGCGGATTGTGGCGCTTGACGGCTATACCTTTGAACAGGCGCTGTGGCTGTTAAGGTGGTGCCAGGAGGACGCCTTCTGGCGAGGCAATATCCTGTCCATGCCGAAATTCCGCGAGAAGTTCGATCAGCTGAAACTCCATGCCGCGCGGAAGCATGGCCCTTCGGCGGCCTACGAATGGCTGAAAGAAAAACGGGAAAAGGAGGAAAAAATAAAATGATAGAGGACGTGGTTTTCGCACAACTTATGAGACGCCTCGAGCGGGCTTTCCCGACCGTCAAATTGACGAAGGAGGTGGTCGATCTATATTGGGATTTTTTGAATGACGTTAACGAGGACGCCCTAATCCAGGCCGTGAGTTTTATGATTGCCACCCGAAAGGACCCCCGCTTTCCGACCGTCGGTGAGCTCCGGGCGGCCGTCTTCGGTTCTCTCGAGCTCAAGGCGATCGAAGCCTGGGGGCAGGCGAAAGACCCGAAGTTCACCCGGCACCGCATGGAGGAGGAGGGGCCAGAGAACGAGGACGATCAGCTCGTCCGCAAGGTTATCAGGACGGCCTGGGGCAGGGAACAGCATTTCGGCCGGGCGGAGGTGAATGAGGCCGCTGATCGACGGGCCTTTATCGACACCTATAAGCTGGTGGCGGTCCGGGAGAGGAAGGCGCCGGAACAGCGGTTGTTGTCGGCGAAACAATTTTTTCTCGACATAGGACAAAAAAAGGAGGAATGAAAAATGATTACGAACGAGCGGATTTTCTAGTCATGGGCGATCCCATCAAATTTGAATCAGAGGGAGAGGGGCGACGGACGCCATGGGGGCAACTTGTTCGTTATCTTAAAGGCGTCTCTCCGCTAAAATGGCGGCAGGCAATCACGAGGATTGTCGCCTCATTGATCGGAGCGGCCGGTATCGCCGGAATTATTTATTTCGGGAATCAGTGGCGATACGCGGATTTGAAAGCAGACCTGGCGGCACTCACCATGAACGTCAGCGGCATGATGGATGACAATGCCGGGGCCGAACGGGAGCTCCGTGCCGCGCTCGATGTGGCTTCGATCTTGGCAACGGATTCGCGAAATAAAATCAGCTTGCCAAAGGCGGTCGAGACGGCGAGGGTCATTCGCCGGAAATGTATCGCCTATGGCCCGGCCTACGGATTGGATGAAGCCAGGGTGCTGGCGGTCGGAGAGCGGGAGACGGATGGATTCGACCCGCGGGCAAGGTCATCGACGGGCGCCTTGGGTCTCATGCAGGTTGTGGGGACAACGTACAGGAAACACCTGGCAAGAATCGGGATGGCCGATAAATTCACCGAGGAGCTTGCCTTCGATCCGGCCGCTAACGTCGAGATCGCCATCGAGGAGTTAATTGAACAGCGACGCACGTTCCAGCCGATCGAGAAGGACTCCTGGCTCTTGACCTTGACGGCCTACCGCTGGGGCCCAGGCGAGGCGCAGAAGCTGATCAGTCACATGATCGGCGGGCAGACGACGAGCCTCGAGTATGCCGTGAATGTCGAGCAGCGGGCTGACCGCTGGCGGAAAAAACTGGCCGAGATCCGGGCGGGGAGGGTGAGACAATGAAATACTGGGGCATGCCTGGCCCGGGAGGAAGCTTGGGCAAGTGTGCGGTCTGCGGCAAGCCCTTCCTGGTGGAAATCTTGATGGGGCAGCCCGTCCAATCATTCAAGATCAAAGGCATTGCGGAGATGCTCTATGCTCACCAAAAGTGCGCCGATCTGTTGAAGAAAATCATGGATAGCGATGCGAAGGACTGGCGGGAATTACCAGGGGGGCCGCTACGGACGGCATTTGAGGAACAGGAAAAAACGGGGCCGATGGCCGAGGAGGGGGAGGGTGAAAGCAAATAAATGGCAAAATTGTTTTTTGTGTCCTTCGCGTGGCCCAGGTCGATGGTGCTGGGAATTAAAAGCGGTACTTGATGACATGGATTTTGATAAAATTCACCCCTCCTGTCCCCTTCCCGACTGGCCGAGTGTGAGCAAAAAAGATATTGAAAATTGGATTGATGAACTTTGGCAAGAAGCCATTGAAAAAGATGGAGCGATTAAATTTTTAATTAATCAAATCCGCTCCCTCGGCATCATCATAACCGAGCCGGATAAGGAGGTGCCGAGATGACTATTGCAATTGATATTTTACGGGAACATCTTATAGGAGCCAAAAATCCTGACGAGTGGTCTGTTATTCAAGATGCAATAAATTATTTATCAATGAGGGATGATTTTATTCAGTTAGTTTTTAAAACAAGACATCAAATGGCTGAATTTTTGGACGCTTGGCCGGAGATAAAGCCGAAGGAGGTGCCGCATGACTAAACAAGAACGGCTGGATTCGTTTGACGAGATGTGGGCGTCGGCCGCAATAGGAGAAACCTGGAAACTGCACGACCGAATCCGCTCTCTCATCTCCGCCCACGGCGGGGAGGCCGAACAGAAGCGGATGGTGAATAGATTAGATTTTGACGAATGGGTTGATTTTTTGTGGCACTCATTAGATCGAAAAGATCACAGTCTTTTGGGAAGAAGATTGGAATATATTCTTTCTCATCTTGGCTTTGAGATAAGGGAGAGAACATGAGCTTCGTCGAGGTGGGGGATGAGGAAAGGGAAATTTTGGCTGGTCACATTATGTGTGATTTTGAATTTGACCAAGAAATATCCCCAATAAAACCATGTCCTCTCTGCCAGCGAATCCGCGTCCTCATCCGGCAGAAGCGGATGATGAGCAGGGAGCAAATAGAGGAGTGGGGAAGAGAGCTTTATGAGGAGGCCAGGTTTATCGGTTCCTGTCGGCCTAAATTAAAATCGATTCTCTCCGATCTCGGCTATGAGATAGTGGGATTGAGAGCGAGAAGTTTTTATATTACGTTTGGGCAAATTCACGTTCATTCAATCGAGGGCAAAACGTTTGATAAAGATTGTGTGGCAAAAATTCAAGAAAAGGACTTCGACAAAGCACGCGAAAAAGCCATGATCATTTTCAAGGGAAAATTTTGTTTTTTATATGAAGAAATTCCCGATATGAGTTATTACCCGCGCGGGATTATCGAGATTTAGAGAGGGCGGCGATGTCCGATAAGAGGAGGGGAGATGAAAAACAGGAAGGCTAAACTCACCATGATTTTTGATACGAGTCCGCATGGCAAAGTTTTGACCTGCGGATATGAGGCCTTTCCCGGTATCTGCGGTAGCATCAATTTCGAAATAACTCCCAAACTTAGAATCCGTTGTTCTGATTGTGGCCGGATCGTGGGTTATGCCAAACGATCAACAGTGGCGCCCCGGGGCGAGGCCGCGCAGCACGAAGACGATGAAAAAAAATAGCCTATGGGTTCTGCTGGAGCGGTTCCTGGAGAAAGACCCAGCCATGTTCAAGTGCTTGTTCAAGCATGTCGTCATCGGGGAGCTTCGTCGGCATGGTGTCAGCACGGTCGACCTGAGTATGGGCCTAGACGACAAGGGGGGCCTGTGGATGAAGGCCGATTATTGGGACAAGGGCATCATTTTCAAGGATGGACCGGTAGCGTTCCTGTCCCTGCTTGGCGAATTGAAAGGCTGTGGCAACCCGGCCGTTTTTTGGGCCGCGGTATCTCCGATTGAAGAAAAAAAGAGAGGATGAACAGGATGACAACTAGAACCCGGCTGATGGAAACGGTCGCCTTGCTGGCGCTTACGGCGACATTCACCAAAAAATACAGCTTCGGGCAGCTAGGAATGGGCTTACAGCGGGATTACGATCCTCGAGGCCAATTGAGCCCTGGCCCGGGAAATCCGCGAGTTGTGCGGGCGCCTGGTCCGACGGAATCGCGGCCGCTCGTGAAACCGATTCTAAAAATCCCCGGGCGGAGAAAAAATAGATGAGATCAAAAATCAAAAGGAGGAAAAATCAAATGGGCAAAGAAAGTTCTGTCGAAGTCGGAGCGGGAATCCTTTCGGACATCCCGCTGGATCAGATCGCAACGAATCCCTTGAATCCCCGGTTGAATATCACCGGGGGCGAGGCATTCGCAGACCTGGTGAAGTCTGTAAAGATCAAGGGCGTGATCGTCCCAATCATTGTGAGGCTGTTAAAGAGCGTGACGTATCCCTATCAGCTCGTGGTCGGGGAACGGCGTTTCCATGCGGCTCGGGCAGCCGGGCGTGCCACCGTCCCTGCTTTCATCCGAGAGTTGACGGATGGCGAAGCCTATGAAATCATGCTCATCGAAAACCTGCAACGGCAGGATCTCACGGAGCGCGAGGAGGCCAATACCTTCAAAGCCTTCGAGGGGGCCCACGGTAGCATCCAGACCCTCTCTGAAAAGACGGGTGTCAGCCCGCGCTATATCCGGGCTCGGATCGCGGTACTGGCGCTGCCGGACTTCCTCCTGGTGGCCTGGGAGAAGGGCGTGCTCAAATACGACCATCTGGAACAATTCCTAAAGCTACAAGGCCAGACGGAGCGGATGAAACTCCTATTCCGCCGGGTCAAGGATCAAAGTCTTTCTGCCGTCCAGATGAAAAAAGATATTGGAGAGGAGCGGATCCCCCTGAGTATGGCCCTCTTCGATGTCAAAAAATCGTGTGCCGAATGTCGTTCAAACTCCGCCGTGCAGAAAGACCTGTTCGGGCTCGGAGATTCAAAGAAAATCGCCTGCTTCGATCCAAAATGTTTTAAGGCCCAACAGGGGCGGTGGCTCACCGCCCACTGGTCTGAAACAGCGGAAGGGAAAAAGTACGGGACGAAAGGCGTCCGGTTTGACGATGAGATTCGTTGGAATGAAAAAGAGGCCTTCAAGAGCAGTGGACCCGTTCCCAAAAAATGCCTCGAGTGTATGCAATTCGCTTCTCTCGTCTGGTTGAACGGCAAGATCAGGCATGAATATGGTGACGCCCGCGTCTGCATTGGAAACAAACCGTGTTTCAAGGCCGTTCAAAAAGAGATGATAGCTTCGACCCGAGGGAAGAAAAAGGGAGTAATCGCCGGCGCCATCGGCAGTGGACCGCGGGTCGCCTGGCATGGCGAGTATTTCCGCAACGCGTTTTATAAAAAAAGAGTGCCGGAAGTGCTGGCCGGGATGAAGGCCGAAGACCCGAAGCTCAAGACCCTGCTCGTCGCCTGCCTAATCCACACCAACGGCTATGCGCTCGATGCCGCGGCGAAGGCGCTCCAAACAAAAAATTACACATCAAAGGCCGACCTGATGAAAAAATTGTTTGCCCAGCCCTACGAGAAGGCCGTGGCCCCGCTTTTCGCGAAGATCGTGGAGGCCATGTTTGACGAGGGTCAGAACGTGGGGGAGCGGAACGGTCTCGGGTCCAGCTGCCGGCGCGAGATCGGCAATTTCCTTGGTATCAACCTGGCGAAGGAATGGGCCCCCACAGAGGAATACTTCCAGAAAAAAACGACCAAGGAGATATTGGCCTTCGGGAAGAAATCCGGTCTGTTTGCTGAGCCCAAGGTGAAAGAATACCTGGCGAAGACGATGAAGAAGAAGCCGGATTCGTTTGACAGGCTGAAGAAGTCAGAGCTCATCACTCTTCTCCTCAAATCCGGCGTGACCCTTGTTGGTCGAGTCCCCGACGAAATTATTAAAGCCCAAGAGGTGTGATATGTTAAGCACGATAACCTATTGCGTGAAGCGACTCTTGGAAAAAGGGGTCGAGGCGTGGCGTCATGACGGCCTCCGGCTTTCCGACCCGCCGGTAAGGGTGAAGCACATCGTGTATCATTCGCCGGACGGCTTTGAGTGCGGATACGGCGGGAGCGGGCCGGCGGACCTGGCTCTGTCCATCCTGGCTGATTTCACCGACGAGACGGAGCGTAACCCGCGCCGGGATCGCCCGGGCGTCGCCATGAGGAATCATCAGGAATTCAAGTGGCGGTTCATCGCCGGCTTGTCTCTCAGGCCGGGAGAAGAAAAATATATCGGGGGCAATGATATCGCGGCCATGCTCGATCAGATAGAACCGGAATGGAGATCGGAAAAACCGAAAGGAAAAGAGAATGGGGATGAACACGCCTCCTGAAAAATGGGTCGAGATCTCCGACCTGGTGGAAAAGATCGGCGAGGATTTAAGCGCGATGATGAAGACACTCTATTCCCTCAGTAATTTGTTTGCCTATCTCGCCGGGCTTCTTAACACGCCGGAAATGCGGGCCGCCCTCTCGGAGCTCCGCCGGGAGGACCAGACAAGTGGATCGTTGGAGATCGAGGATGAGGAAGCCGAGAAGTATATCAAACTGGCCGGTTACGAGACGATCAACGCCATCCTCGAGGATGGAACATCCGGCTGGCTAAAATTGAATGCCGCCCTCATTCTTTCTGAACGTATAACCGTTGATGATTTTCGCGAGGCTAGGGATTCGATCATCCGGGCCCTAAAAAAGAAGGGCCTTGAATTTGGGCCGACACGGCCCTGAAAGGAGAAGGAATATGGACGTAGCGGTATTAGCAGCAGCCGTCGTGTTGGGCGTCCAGGTTATTAAGACCGGGTTGAAAGAGTTGGGGCTGATCGTCCAAGGATGGGGAGCTGTCCTCTTGGCGATCTTGGCTTCGGCGGCCGTCGTCTCCTTTGAGGCGGTTCACCAGGTGATACCTTTTAACCTGGCCCTCTTTTGGATCTTCGCCCAGGTCGCCTTTTTCGCGGCTACCGGCAAGGCGTTCTTGAGCTACACCATCAATAAGCTCAAGGCGCCAACGCTTCCTCCGGTACCCTGACTACCCTGACGGTGAGCGGGGTCGGCTTCGGCCGGCCCTAAACCCCAGTCCGGGTACGCAAGGCCCGGCCAGGGAATTTGAACAAGGAGGAATCGAATGGTACAAAGACGGGACATGGATCCCAGGATGGAGCTCATCGAGCGGATGAGGATTAAAGTCAGAGCGGATTGCTCTAAGGAAATTGCAGACATCGAAAACCGAAAGGCGAAGACGATGGAATGGCTCGACATGGAGGAGCTACGCGTGGCGAAGTCGGCGCTGACGGGCGGGGTGATATCACTGACGCTGGAAGAAGATGCCCGCGGTCCGAAAGTCACGGACAACCGGTCGGGCGAGACAACGCGGCTGCCCGGCCCGCTGCCGGAGGAACAAAAAAAAGAGGAGAAAGAAGCGTGATAAAAAAGCCAAAAGGAAAGGGTCTGGCAAGTCTGATCGCCGCCACAATTGCCTTCGCCCAGGTCGTGCTCATCGTTCTCAAACTGGACCATCGGATTGATTCTTGGCTTTTGGCGCTGAGCCCGCTGTGGAGTTTTATGATTGTAATTATCATATTGCTGGCGATCGGGACATTCATTGACAAAGGACCAACTGGATGAAAGAAGCTGGCCGGAGTGACCGGAGACCCGTAGCAGGGCGGTGTCGACGGGTTTTTTGCCTGGGTTCCCTACCCATTTCATTGACCCCTCCTTTTTGGACTTGCCTACTCGCCCGCCCCACTCCGGCCGGCTCTTATTGGAGGGACTAATGACGGTAAAAGAATTGGCTGCCGATCTGAGGGCGGCCCAAAAGAGAAATTCGGGCGCTTATTTGATTCTATCTCAAGTGGCGGCAATTTCGGAAGACAGAATCCGAGATATTGCCGAAGAGAAAGTTCTGCCGACCGTCTATGAAAAAGGCGTACTTGAGGCCTTGAGATAAAAAGAAGAAGGAAGGATAAATAAATGAGCGAAAATGATTGGCGAGATTTATATGGGGATCGCTCGCAGGATTTCTTTGCGGGGATACGGGCAGCCCTTAAAACGCTCGGTATTAAAGAAGGCAGTATTCAGATAAAAAATTCTTCCTTGGAGACGTGCATCGAAAAAGATTTTTGTTGCAAAATTCACTATCTGGGCATTAAGCCGGAACTCAAAATAGGAGATACGATTCTTTGGCCTGATCGCGATGGCGATGTGATTGGATCGTTCGACGAACTTATATTTGCCCAAAGACATCGTGATGATGTGGTTTTAATATGGGATTGGAAGCGAGCTTGCGCCTGGTTGATAGAAAAGGGATGGACTATTTTGACACTTAATCGCCATGACTTGGGCTCGGACTTTGAGGCGTATTCCGGTGGATTAAATAAAAAATTAAAAGCAAAGGGAGATACCGGCCTAGAGGCGATTTTAAAAGTCTTTGTGGCCGCGGCAGGGGAAGAGACAAATGGAAGAAAATAAAATAATCTGGCAAAAAATCTTCGAGGCCTTTATTCCCGGCCCGGCCAAAGGACAACCGAGGCCGCGGGCAACGGCCATGATGGGGAGACGTGGGCGATTCGTCGGCCACGTCTATAAGAGTCGGGCGCAGGAGATCGCCGAGGCTATTTGCCGGGTGGCGATGGATATAGAGGGCGAATATTCGCTCGGTGTCAAGGGCCCCTTTCCTACCGAATCCCCGGTCGAGCTCCGCGTTTCTGCTTATATCCGTCCGCCCAAGACGATGACAAAACAGCGACGGGCGGAGATCGCGGCCGGCATCGCTTTCCCGATTAAAAAACCTGATCTCAAGAATATCATCGCCCTGGTCGAGGATGTGATGACCGGTAGGATATTTAGAGACGATGCTCAGGTGGTCTGTATCTCGGCGACGAAAGACTACACGAAAGAAGGTAGTGAGCTCCGAGATCGCGAGGGGATTCGCGTCGTAGTGAATGAGGCCACCGTTGACAAAGCACTCTAATAATGTTAGATTATAAGCGGCGAGGTTGCGTAGGTGAGAGTTACTTCGTTCAGCAAACGTTGGCCGAAAGGCCAGTCTCTCTTGCCGGCTGTTCTCCTTGCCCTTCAATCTCCGCTACAAAATGGGGTTGCGTAGGTGAGAGATACTTCGGCCTTGGAACCTTGCCCGAAAGGGCAGTTTCTCTCGCCGGCT